AGAGGCCGCACTCCACCGAAACCGCGTTCGCAGTCTCAGTACCCCGCTCCAATGCACGCCGGAAATCGATCCGCTCGTTGAAAGTCAGCCTGTCCGTTCCGATGTAAGCGGTCTGACTCCCTCCTGCGGTCGCGTCGATAGAGAGGGAGAAGTCTCTGTAGGTGCCACCCCCGATATTCAGGACAGCTCCCGCTGCCCCACGGAGGATGACGGACTGCCCATAAAACTCCGGCACTGAGGTCAAAGTCGCAGGGGATCCCGCCCCATCACCCGTCACCGTCGAGCCTGTGATCGTCACCGTCTCCAGAGGGTCCCCGGCAGCGTCGAAGATCTGGAGAATGATCGAATTGGTGTTGGGATAGGCCGGGTAGCCCACGAGGTTGTTCCAGCCTCCGTTGGCCTGATTGTCGTCCGCCCCATCGTTGAGGTAGATCCCGCCCAGGCTGGCGATGCTGAGAGTCACGTCTGTCCCGTCATCCGTGATCTCCACCCCCGCCGTCCCGTAGGTCGGCGCGAGGTAAGCGACTGCGTGGTCCACCCGATAGAAAATGTCGGACCCCACCTGAGTCGGAGAGACGAAGCGAGGGACCTCCAGGGCACCAGCAGAGACCGCCCCGATTTCTAGAAGCCCCTCCATCCCATCGTCTACAGCCTGACCCGACTGAACCAGCAGGAGATCGAACTCTTCGACAGGACCAACTCCCGAGTGTGCTACGAAGGTCGGAGAGAGATCCTGACTGGTGAGGAGAGTCGCCGGGGGCTGAGCCCCACTCGCCGCCGCGAGGAGTTGACCATCCGAGCCAACGATCTCATCGGGGTACACTCCCCGATCCCCACTCACAGCGTCCGGGCCCAGGACCGCACGAAAAGTGCTCGCTGCCTTCCCCAAGCGGTCAAGCTCCGTATTCGCGGCCCCCATGTAGGGGATGGTGTAGTCGCCGGAGTCGTTCGTCGTGGCCCCCAGAAGAGCCGGGAAGGCGAAGGGCTTCTTCCGACCGTTGGCGAATTCGATATCCGCCTCAATCGTCGTCATCGGAGCCGGGACCTTCTGACCCGTAATCTCCTTGAGCATTAAGGGAGAGGGGTCCTGAATGCTCGGAAGGGTGTTGTCCACGAAGAGACCACGCCGTCTCTTCTGCCCGAGCTGGAAGCGACGATACAGGTTCGTCTGGTCCTCAATCTCCTTCAACTCCTTCCGGGTCGGGGGATCACTCAACTCCAGGGTTTCCAGATCCAGCCCGCCCGGAGGCACGATGAACACCGTGTCTCCCTGAGAGAGACTCAAGGTGCTGGATTCCAACTCCCCCGCCCCAACCTGGAACAACTCCGAGGCGTCCGTAATCAGATTGCCCTGGTCATCTGCGAAGGTCAGCACGCACCCGGAAATGACCTCCCCGATGTAGACCGCCTTGTACCGGGGGTTCATCTCAAAATCACCCAGGGCAGCCGGGATCGAACTGATCACCGTCCCCGTCCCCGCCTCGTAGATGCTCCCGTTGGGCTTACCAAAAGCGACCTGCTGGTACAGCCGAGTGTCCGGGTCCACCGCCTTGAAAGCAGGTGTGTGAAGCTCGGCGTCCCCCGTAGAGAGATCCGACAAGGAACCCCCATTGGCCGAGAGCTGCGTGAGATCGGGCCAACCATCATCCCCCACGGGGAAATCCTTCAACGGAAGGACCGTCGCGATCACCGCGGGGCGGGGATTAGATGAGAACGAGGCGTCTACGTCGGGGAACCCCGTCGCGCTGAAAGCCCAGATACGAGCCCGAGGATACCTGTCCCGAGCATCGCAGTCCGTCACCTGGGTGAACTCCCCCCACGCAGGGTTGCTCATGACCCCGATCGTTGTCCGGAAGGTCGAGCCAAACACAGCCGGCTCTCCCCGGAACAGGGAAGGGGGCTCCAGCATTTTGAGGAAAGCGTACTGCCCTACGTCCCCCGTCGCCAGATTGGCCTGCATCCCAGGATACAAGGTGGTGAACACCAGAGCGGCCTCTGGGAAGAGCCTGGACAGGTGGTGCGGGTCTGCCATACGGGCATAGCGACCCTTGATCCAGAAGAAGGGGAGGCTGATGCTCATCTTCGGGAACCCCGGGCCCGTCAAAACCCGGTCGTCCATGTCATTCTGGATATAGTCCCGCTGGGTCTGGATGTAGAACTTCACAAGGAACCCATCCATCGGATCGCCTTCCACCTCCTTCGTGTCGCTGGTTTGCGTAGCCGATTCCGGGTCTACGATCGGGTCTCCCTCAACCACCCGGAAGCTGCCCGAAGCAGCCTCAAAGAGATCCGCCCAGATCAACCTCGGGTTCAGGTGACCCGTGATTTCATCCTCGTACCCCGGGGGAGGGTACGCCTTGTGGCGTCCAACCAGGAATCGAAACTTCCCGTCGCGATCACCGATCACCAGACCGCTGATCGTCTCCTGAATCTGCTCAAAGGCAACCACCGCTGAGTTGTAGAAAGAGATGAAGGTGCGGGCTGCCCTGTCCCGATCCAAGAGATCCGCCCGCTCAGCAAGGAGCCCGACCGTTCCGTAGGACCAATTATCCGTACTCGCCCCAGAAGTGACCGCGGGGCCCGAGTGCGGGAAACTACCCGACGCCGCTGAAGCCGCAGCCTGAGCTACCTCCCCCATGTAAGTCGAGAGAGGCACCGCTCGACAGTAAAACGTGTCCGGGCTCCGGAACGTGTAGGTCCCCTGAAGGACGCCACCCAGATAGCCATTCGCCGCATCCGGGATCGTGACAAAGGCATAAGACGCCTTGAACCGCGGAAAAATCAGAACCCCGCCGGAAAAGAAAGGCCCGATCTCGCGAACCCGAGTGTACCGGAGAGCCAGATATTGTCCGGCCGCCAAAGCAGCCTGCCTGGGTTCCAACAGCTCCACCCGTCCGGTCGTCGGATCGAGGGAGAACTCCGTGGTCTCGGTGAGTGTCCTCCCTGGGAGGGGATTCCCATCGCCGTCTACTTCACCGAACAGGACAAGCTCGTAGTCCTCGAAAGGCAGGAGGGGGTAGACCCCGTCGAACTCCCGAGCCCCCGGAGGGTAGATCGGTCGAACGGAGAGCTTGACCGCGTCCTGTCCGTAGTTGTACCCAGCGAGGAACGGGCTGCTGACCTCGATAGTCGTGTAGCGACCATCATCCGACAACAGGCTCCCTGAGATATGGTGAGGTACCCCGCCAATCTCCAGCAGGTGTCCCGTCCGAGCGTACTGGCGGACGTCTCCTTGAAAGACGATCCTCATCATGCCGCGATCAACCGGCTCATACTCCGCCGTGACGGTCAGGAGGAACCCCGCTCGGGCTCCCGTGGCGTCTCCATCTACCACCGTGGCAACTGCTTCCGAAGACAGGAAAGCCTCGGCGTCATGACCAGGAGCCCGAGACCCCACTTCCTCCTGCATCGTCGGGTACAGGGTCACCGTGGTCTTATCCGTGGACGCCGAATAGCTGGATGACTTGATGTAAAAGACGACCGGACCTACCCTGAAGGTCATTCCAGCCACCAACTCAGCCGTGCGGTTAGTCTCCAGGGTGAACGAGCTGGTGTTGGCTGCGAGGAAAAACGGGGGCCGATACACCGGACGCTGGCTTACCGTGTATGTCTGCTCGCCTCCAAATGCCTCATAGACGGCATAATTGAGGGTGACGACCGCGCTGCTGTCCACAGCTTCAGCGAAGTGAAGCTCATCGTCATCAAAGTTCACGACCACCGAAGTCGTGTTCCCATAGTTCTGTAGCTCCGGGCCCACCCACACGCGCATCAGGACCGCCTGAGCAACCGTCCGACCATCGCTGTTGAAAGCATAGGTGGTCTCGTCTACCCGAGTAGCGACCTCCTGCCTGATGTACACCGGCAGCTTTTCAGTCACCTGAACCGGCACGCCGTCGTCGTCCAGCTTCTTTTCGCCCTGGCTGTCCGCCTGGAAGTAGTCCACCTCCACGAGCTGACCATCCCGGAGAGCCTGGGGCAGATAGAGGGCCCCCATCATAGGGCTGATCCGAGCATCCAGCCCGGCCTCCGTGATGAGCTGCTCCACGAAATACGCCGTGACCCCGGCATAGGAAGCCATGTCCGCCGCAGAGAGGTTCAGCTCCCCGGTGAGTGGGTCGTACTCCACCACCCCAGCCGAAAGATCGGTCGGATCCGTAAACGCCTGGAGGTAATAGACCTCGTCCGAGGCGTGATCGGTCAGGGTGTCTGCTCCGAAATTCAACTGGCCCTCTACAGGACTCCCCGCGACCCCATACTCAATCTGATCACCTGAGAGATCTGTGGTCAGGGACGAGACCCCCACGAGGTTCGACGCCCCGGTGGTGTACACCGAGGAACCCACCTGAATCGAAAAGGCGTCATTGACGAAATGAGCCTCAGCGAGATCGGGGACCGCCAGGGCATCATTCGCTACCAGCCCCAGGCGAGTCTGAGTCAACCCGGTCAGGGTCGCAGACGGATCCGTGCTCGCTTGTCCGAAGCGAAGCGAGATGATCCGCCCACTGCTCAAAGCTTCCGACAGGACTGCCTGAAGCCTCGCCGCAGCCTGAGCGGCTGCGTTCACAGGGACCGCCCCCACCGAGTGCAGGAGCCGAACCTTAAAAGGCTCCTCTGAGAGATGATTGAATTCCTGATAGACCAGATCCGCGACAACCCCGGGGTCATAGACCTCCCTAGAGTAGCTCTTGTACACCGTCCATGTGACCTGCGAAGCCGCCGCCTGGAAGGGCACCCCCGCGGCTACCGTGAGCGTCCCCCCAGAGACACCAGAGATGACATAGGTTCCCTGATTGTCCCCGCTCGTCACCTGAAGCCAGTAATCCGCGAGGACACCCAGAGCGGCCCAATCCGAGACGTTGCTGTCCGTGAACGCACCAGGGAGAGCCGCTGCCCCGTTGGAGCCCGACGCGACTTCACCACCAACCACCTCGATGAGATGAACGATCCCCGGGTCGCCGTCATCCGGGAGGAGATACTCCACCCCCTGAGTCAACAACGTGAGAGGGCCGCCGTCCTCCGACGAATACAAGCCCCCACCGCTAATCACAGCAGGATGCAGGGAGTCTCCGACGACGAGCTGATTCCCGAACGCCAGATGCCGCGTCGGGTGCTCCACCGCGGAGGTCACCGTTGCCGAATCCAACCACCCGAAGCGGGAATTCGGGAAGTTATAGAGCACCTCCGTCATGTGGTTGAGATACTTGAAATTGATCCCGTCCACGAGACGGAAGAACATCCCGGAGTCGTACCCCGGAATATCCAACAGGGGTGCCTGATCGACGAAAAAGTAGGGGGAGGCCCCCACGGACTTGGAGAGCACCTCGCCGCTGAAGCGGCTCCGAGAACGGAAATCCGGCTTATCCTTGGAGCGGTCTCGGTTCAGGGGACTCCGATAGACTCCGAAGCTCATACCGGAATCGGGCAACCACGTCTCTCCCCCCGCCGGGTCCACTCTCCAACCGGGGAGGAACCCCAGAGCAGCGGAGCCTGACAGCTCTCGGTCAGAGGGGGCCCCGCTTGTAGTCGAGCCAAAGCCGATCTCCACCGTCCCCGTAGTCAGGCTAGCCCCCTGGAGGATCACCCGACCCCGACTCGCCGTGACTGCGGTGGCGTGCCCCCCTGCCGTGGTGACGGCAGCCTGGAGATCCGCGGCGACCTGAGCCGCCGTAAATTCCTCCGCAGTCCCTACGACGGAAACCAACCCCGCTGAAGTCCAATCGACATTCGTCGTATCGATTCGGAAAGCGAGAGCCTCCGTCCCGTCAAGACTGAAAGGCTCTTGGACACGAGAGTAAATCCGAGCTTCGGGAGCATAGACAGCCGGGGTCACCATCGCGTGTCGGAAGTAGATGCTCTCCCCGGAGAATTGTCGGCGGTCTTTCAGCCCGACAGCGACCCGAGGGATATCCGCCCCGGTGTCCTCAGACTGCAAGGCAACCCAGATCCTCCCGCGGCGGATCAAGAAGGCGAAGTCCGGGAGGCTGTCTGAGTTTCCGAGACCCTTTTCAAACTCGACGATATTCGTCGTGTGGAAAGCCCCTTCCCGAGTAAAGAAGACCTTGTCTCCGGGGGCCTCCAGGGAGCGGACCATCCCGGTCCCCCCGGCTCGCGACCTCCATGTAGAAGTCGTAGTGGGCTCCGTGCCGGAGTTGTCGTACACCCGGAGAGCCCCAGAGACCCCGGGGAACGGGAGGGGCTGAGCCTCGGGGAGATAAAACTTGCTGGTTGCGTCTACCGTCTGAACGGTAGAGCCATCCGACTCCGTCAACTGGCATGGGGAAGGGAGCGGGACCGACGAGGTCGTCAGGGAGACACCGTCGTAGACCACCTCACAAGCAAGGTAGAGCACGTCGAATCCAACGGCGTCCGGATCTGCCTTATCAATGTCCGTCTGAGAAAGCTTGATCCGTCCAGTGGACTTCGCCCAATAAACCTGCCCTTCGCTCACGGAACCCGGAAGGTCGGCCTCCGTGTCCACAGCCACAGGCGTCAGATACCTCCGCGACCCCAGGCTGATAAAGGGCCTGTCCGTAGGTCCGGGGACAGGGCAGAGGAACAGCCCTCCGGCGGCGTCCTTCAGAGCACCCAGGGAACCCGTAGAGGTCTCCTGAAAGTCTTCAAACAGGTACCAGATCGTCTTCCCGGCGTGGGTCTCCAGAAAGTCGGTGTGGAACCGGAGGATGCCATTCGCCACCCCCAACACAGCATCCGGAGTGTTGCTCACCGGGAAGACGTACTCGGTATCTTCCGCGTCTTCATCCGAGATGACCAGGACCGTGACTGGAAGAGAGGAGGCCGAAGCGTCATCCCCGACCCGAACCATCGCGTAGGCATCTTGAGCTGCGGGATCCCCCGGGAGGTTGTCTCCTACCGAAAAACGAGAGGGACGGGGTACCAACAGATAGTTGGTGTCTGGGAGCAGGGTCCCGATATTGACGGGGGCGGTCCCCTTGAAAGGCCCCCACCGCTGAGCCTTCCCATTCCAGCCGAAGCGAGTAGCGTACTGGTCATTTCGAGTCCACCAGAACCGCTGCCCCGCCAGGACGTAGGTCACCGAGGAAACCGCATCTCCGCGAGCTACTGAGACCCCGTCCCCCAACGCCGTCAAGGTAGTGGAAGAGAGGGTGACCAAGCCAGCATCGGCGTCCTGGGAGTCGAAGTCCTCGGCGGCATCGGGACCCGCCTCGATTGGATTGTCCGGATCGTCCCCCCGGAGAATCGTGACCTTCCGGATAGAAGAGAGGCTCCGCCCAGCATTATCCGTGATCACCAGACGAGTGCTGGCGTCCGTCTTGACCGAGCTGTCGGAGGTGTCCGTGACGCTGATGGATCCCGGGGGGACGACCCCGACCCCCTCGTCAGTCACCGCCCAGGCGTTGTCCTCAACCATCGAGAGGTTAGAGCTATTCGCTGCCCAGATCAGGTATTCCTGAACCCCGCTGACTGGATGTTGGAGCACCGCTGCCCTGTACATGTCGGCGTAGGGCTCCACGAGATCCCCTGGGAGAGCGTAGCTCCCTGGGAGGTCCCGAATGTCTCGCAGGACACCGGAGTCTCCGTCCGCCGTAGAGATGGCGTTGGACGGAGCACTCCGTGGTGAACGCAGAACATATCCAGTAAGGTCGAAAGCCACCTAGGCTCCTCAGTACAGCCCGTTGAGCAGAATGGTGTAATCCATCCCGCGGATCCTGCTTGGGATACCCGGAGGGTTGTGAACCACTACCGGGCGAAAAACCCACTCCCCATCCAGGCTAATCTTGCTCTCTTCCTCGCTGTACACCCCAGGGGCGAGACAATCGAGGAATCGGAAAAGAGTGGCTATATGTTGTCTACCCTGGTCTCTATTAGAAACCAGGAGAACCACCATCTCTCCCCGGAGAATATCCCTGGCCGCCTGGACCAGAAGGGTTGTGGTCCTCCCGGTCATGCGGGTCACCCTTTCAAGGGAAAGCCACTCTGCCCTGTCGGGACAGCTCAAGGCTTTGATAAGGAAGGTGTTGGGGTCTTCCAAACCAAGCTGGCGATAAACTCGGAGGTGCTCAGACATTATAAGACTCCGCTGACAGAGGTTCCACTAGCCGGAGAGGGGCCCGCAGAACCGGCCACTCCACCAGTACCCGCCCCGGTCAGGAGCAACGCTGCGATAGCCGTCCCCAGGGCTCCGGAGACTTGCCCCATCTGCATACCGGACCACCCTTGACCTGCCATGTTGCCTTGGATCAGGGCAACGAGAGCCGGCCCATTGGCGATCGTCACCTTGGATACGTCGGTTCCGGAGCCCACCCCAAAAGACTCTCCGAGGTAGATCCCCTTCGTCGTAAACTCAGAAGGGACAGCGACCCCGACCGCCCGAGCCAACGGGAGAGCGGTCGGGCCCAGGAGCCCGTAGGAGCTGAAGATCCCGGAGACCAGAGCCGGGTTGGCCGGGACCACCAACTTCCCCGTCACCACGCCACTCCCGCTAGCCCCGGAAGTCACTCCCTGGAGCATCAGGTTGGTCCTTAGACGGGACCACATCGCAGTAGACCGAGCGATAATGGAGGCCAGCCCGAGCCACTTCCGCCCCGTCATGTCTGGGGCGGAGGCCAGTAAAAGCTGCCCCAACCCCACCGCAGAAACCGGCATACCTCACCCCAGCCTATGCCCAGGTGACCCCATGCCGTACAAGGCCAGGGGGAGGCCGGTCAGGGGATCTCTGTCCGTGTTGCAAAGGATCAAGCCCTTCTTCCCAGGACCAATCAGGGTCACTCCGGCCCCGCCCTGGACCGTCGCGGGCCCCACGCTCGCCATCCTCGCGGAGACGCTCCCGCTGATGGTCGAAGACCCGGCGATGGCTCTCACCGAGACTGACCCGACGACCGCCCGACCAGTGATTCCCGTGATGGAATTCGTCGTCCATTCATTTTGACCCGCCTTGTTCTGGACCGACCCGACCGTGGACTTGTTCCGGACATTGCCCACCCGAGTCCGGGTCTCCACATCTCCGATCCCCGTCGTATGTTGGGTCTTCCCCATGCTCACGTCGGTCTTCTTCACCACCCCGGTGGTCGGGATCGAAGTCGAAATGTTCTCTTCGACGTAGGGGCCATTGGTCGGCCGGAAGTCTTTCGGCCCGGAGGCGTTCAGCGTGTGCTTCCCGGTGGTAGTCGTTTCCACCGAGTTGCTCGTCTGACGAATCATGGTCCCCGCGGCGAGGGAAACCTCCGCGGAGGCGTTGAAGCCCATCGACGCCACATCACTCAGATCAAACTTGGGGGCTTTGATTTGAACCTGGGCTGCCTCCAACTTGAGGACCGTGCTGGCCTTCAAATGCAGGGAAGGCTGATCAGCCTCCCCCTTGCCCACCCCGGCCCCGGCCACGACTGCCCCTCGACCTGTATTGAGAGGCCCCTCCGCGGAGATGAGCACCCCACCGCCAGAGCGGACCAGGAAGCCGGCGTTATCCTCCCGGCGGCCACCTGACTCGAAAACAACCGCCCCATCGCCCGCGAGGCGAAGGCTCTCCCCCGCCGGGGAACGACCCATCCACAACCGACCCCCGCGAGAGAGTGAACCTTCCAGGGAAGGCGATCCCGGGGGGCCTCCAAGAGACAACAGGGCTCTCCCAGACTTGGTTACAGACCACCACGTCGTAGGAGTGGCTCGTCCTGTAGGGGGCTGCATCCTGAACAGCATCGCGGCGTGATCGTCGAGACTCCCCGCGGCTCCCGGGACAAGAGCAGGGCGGGGAGTCTCCCCCTCCCCAAAGACCACTGGAGCCAGAGGCTTCCCGTAGGACTCCCGACCGGAGAGAGAGAACGGATCATTCCCAACAACCGTCCCGTAGACCACCTCCAGAAAGGCTCGATTAGCCGACTGAACAGATGTGGTCGCCTCCTCCGGGTTCGCGTTGGGGAGGCGGTCAGCGTCGAAGCTGTCCGTCTGCTCCGTAACCGGGAGAGTCCCGTCGGAGGTGTGAGACAGCTCGATTCGATATTCAGTAAGGGCGTCAGCTTCGGCTGAGCGGAAAGCATTATCCTGACTGGAGCCTTCCGCTACCCGATAGGCAAGCTTGCCTCCATAGGCCCCTGAACCGGGGACCTTCGGGTCCAGACGGTAGCCGTCTGAAGAAATGAAGAGCCCCTGCTGGAGAAACGAACCAGGGTCTACCCAGGTATCAAAGTCCAGGTCTTCCGAGAAAACCGAGTGGGGGCGGAGAGTATTCGGAGTCCCGGAGTACGCCTCCAGAGCGGTCTCAAAGACCGGCTCCCCCTCCGAGCCAAGGAGCTGGACCGTATCCCAGAGCCTCCTCCCAGAGAACATCTGGGAGGGCAACAGGGTAGCGTCTCGCTGAACCATCCCAGCGTACACCCTGAATCCCGCCCCGGCGTGGAACTGCTGAAGGGACCGGACGACGATGGCTTGATCTGCATCGCGAAGTCGGATCTCATTCGCCCGCCGGTTGGTCAACGTCGCGGACTCGTCCAAGACAAGGTCCGCACCCTGAGCACTGCTGGCGACGATATTCCCCGGCTGCATGTGGCGGAGCTTGTGACGGATGCGGTCCATCACCCCTTCCTGACGAATCGCATCCGAAGGGCTCTGGCTGTACTCCTCAGGGCTGAAGGGCTGGATAGGCATCCACTGGTGCCCGGACTGGACCCCGGGGATCACCCAATTGATGATCACCGGTTGTCGATTGTGACCGCTCTCCTGAGCCTTCCAGCCGATCTGACAGATATCCCCAGGCTGGGGGAGGGAGCCGAAGAAATGCCGCGACCCGGCCCCTGGGAAGGCCAGGGGAACCTCGGTCTCAAAGGTCTCTCCGGTCTCGATGCGGAGAACACAGGTGAAGTCTTCGTAGTTCACGCGAACGACCGCGGCGTACCCCATCGCGTACCGCTGGGGTCCCTGATTCGCAGACGAATCCAAGGGTCGCGGGGAGGCGAGGTCATACTTGATCTTGGAAGACCCCGGGCCCGGATTGTAGGTCACATCAGCCATCACCCAGCTCCTCCTGAATCGTACCCACCTCCTGATCAATGCTGGAAGACGCATTCTCTACCAGAGATGCCCGCCTCTCGCTGTCCGTTAGCTGCTCGATCGCCGCCGTCAAAAGCCCGGAAGTCTGCTCCTCGTACTCTCCCCGGAGGGCTCCTTGATTCTCTGCCCAGGAGGTCGAAGCCTCAACCATCTGGTTAGAGAGCCACTGCGAGACGCTGTCCGGTTGCTCTACCTCCACATAGGCCGCTTCCCCTCCTTCAGCGAACGCCTGTAGGAACAGGTCTGCCTGAGCACCCTTGCACTCGCAGACCTCACGACTCAACGTGACCCCCATGTCGGCCAAGCTGTAAGCCGCGTTGACAGCCGTGATCTTGAACACCCGCTCCGTCCCCACATTCGCCGGCCGGTTCATCAACCGCTGCTCAAAAACCGTCCGACCATCCCCATCTGGAGCGATGATTCTGGATTGGGGAACCCCCTCTTGCTCAGCGAGAGCGGCTGCCGTCTCGGCGTCCAGGGTTCCACCCTCCCCAACAGGAGCATATCGCCCTGAACCCAGCTCACGGACGAAGTTTTCTACCGAGTTGATATCCGACCACGAAAAACCGTCCTCCATCGTCAGTTGCTCCCAAGAGCCCCCAGGGAGGACCGAAAGCCCTCGCCCATACCGATAGGAGCCGACCACCTCGTAGCCGTCTGCGTCGCTTACCGGGAACACCGGGGTGTACACGGACTTTGTCTCCGGGACCAGGGAATTACCCGTATCCAGCCCATGCCCCTCTGACGTGTTCAGGAAATGACCCCCGCCTCGTACCTCGTCCAGGGCAGCAAAAAGATCGTTGACACGCTGACCGGCTCCATCCCAGGCAGCCACCTTGTCCTCAAACGTTCGCCCCGAAGGGGGATCCGCCCGAACAGACCCCCACTCCGCTTCCAGGTCCGCATTCACCCCGTTGATCGCCCCCAGGCAGGCATCCGTGATGTAGATAGCCATCTCCCGAACGTAAGCGTCATTGACTATCTCCTGCGGCCCGATCACTACAACAGGATTGTCCGCCTGGAAGGACGCCCAGGACACACTCACGGTGGGGTAGACCGTCGCCGCTGCGGCGGCGACTTCATCAAAAATCCCGGCAAAGAGGGTCTCAGGAGCGGCACTGGTCGTCTGACTGCTCCTGAAAAGAGCCTCCATCCCGGCCTCAAGAGCCCCTCGATCCGCCGTAGGCAAACTCCCTGATTTGAAGTACGTCCGCATCACCATCTTTGTGTAGGTGTGCTGGGCGAAACTCAAGGTCTGAATGAGATGGGTCGCGGTAACCTCCGGGTCTGGAGGAGGAGCGTTTGGGTCACGGGCTTCCGTGCTCGTGGGAGCCGCGAGAGGGATGCCATATCGGCAGGTGACGTCGCCAATCTGAACCTGACCTTCCCGGTCTACGAGACCCTTGATCGTCACGGGCGTCTCCAGGGCGTATTTCTCCCCGGTCGTCGGGATGCCGCCAGCCTCCTCATCTGCGATAAACTGCGGCATCCCCTGAGCGACCTGATCTTCCAGGGACGCCGTGTAATAGCGGTAATAGCCGGGAAGAGCCGCCCCAGGATTGAACGACGCCTTCATATCGTTGAGGGCATCAAGGTAGTTCCAGGTGGCCTTCCCATCCGGGATATCTGTCCAGACGGGGCCACCCGCTGCCCTGACCAACTCGTAGAACTGCGAAGCGTTGCTGTGGGCCGCCTCCAGGGTTGCCTCTCTCTCCGCCTGAGTCTCCCCGTCATAGGGATTGTTCTGGGCGTCACGAATCGATTGAACCTGCTCTAGAACCTGCTGCGGGGACTGGATCTCCACGACTGTCCCGTCATCCTGCCCGGAGTGAAGCATGAAGGGGCCCTGTAGCCACTGCTGCTCCGGCGTCATCTCCGTCTGAGCCTCGCCTAGGGAGAGCCGACCTGACAACCTCGCCGCCCGGATCAAGATGTTGATCCCCTCCGTCGTCGCGAGGTTCTCCAGATCCGCCCCGACGACGAAGAAGAGAGGGTTGATTGTCTCCGGGTCCAGAGCCATGACGACATTCGGAACACCCACCAATCGAGGGTGACCGTCATCCCCGATCAACTGAAGAGGGAGCTTCGGCATGGTCGTCGCCGCGAGATCGAGGTTGGCGACACCAGCAGGCTCACCATCCCCAGCCTCCCCGGGAGCCATGAACTTCGCCCGGATCCCGACGAGGTTCAGGGTCGTCGTACACTCCCCGCCGAACTGGTGGCTGTGGTTCATGGACTGGATGTATCCATACACATCCAGGTGCTCGATATACACCGGGTAACCAGGGCGAAGCTCCGGTCGTACAGGGATCTGAACCGAAGCGGACCTGACCCCGATATTGAACAGGTCCATCCGGTTGACGGCGGAAAAGAACATCGCCCGAGGGTCGCCGTAATACTGCGTCTCAAACGTCTCCTGACGCCAGCCGTACTTCGCAACCAGCCGGTAGTCCAGATACTCCGCTCGGATGCCCCACTCGCCCGTCAGGCCCACCTGGATGTTGGAAAAAGCACCCCCGGTACCCTTCACCGTGGTCGCCTCGGGCTCCGTCTCCCGGAAGGAGATGGACCTGATATCCACCGGTCGGATCCGATACGCCGGAGCATCCTTCGTGTCCAGGTTGTAGAAGGGGGGCTTGAACACCAGATCCCCGTCCACGTCCATGAAGAACTCGAACCCCGTGATCTGGGAGACCGCCTTGGCGATATCCAACTTGGTCTCGTACTTCGACTCCCAGAGGTTGACCTGACCCCACTGGCTCACGTCATGGACGAACGCCTGCATCTGGGTGACGTTGATTCCCAGGTTGTTCCCCTGAGCGTCCGCCTCACTAGCCCCACCGAGCCGCACTGAGGTCTTATCCCAACCGAGGGCTCGGGCTTGAAGAGCTGTCTTCTCAAAATCAGAAGTCGGCTTGGCGGGGAGCTGGGAGAAATCGTATTTCGCGAGATCCTGAAACTGGCTGTGTGCCAGGGTCGCCAGGAAAGCCTGCTCAAAGCAGTTGTACAGGCTCCCGTCGGCTCCGTACATCCTCAGGCTCATCATGGACTCGGAGAACCGCTGCTCCCAATAGCGGATCATGAAGGACCAGAGAGAGGAGTTGAGCCCCGAAGAGGAGGCAGCCGAGTTGGTCTCGTTCCCCATCGCAAACTCGACACCGCCAGCTTCCCCGAAGCTGTCTCGCCAGAGGTTGTAGATGATCCCGTAGGGAGTCATCCCGTTGAGTTTGTGGCCTACAAGGTTCGGCTGCACCTTGGAGTTGGTCGGTCGATTACCAAACACCGAGGCGTTGGTCGCGACCCGCTGATACTGCCAGAAGTGGAGGAGATCCGCGCAGCTCAAAGAAGCCGTGTGCTCCCCCCCGCTGTACTCATGGCTGACCTCCGTGACCACCCCGTGATGGACGAGGTAGTAGGGGTACAGGATCGCCCGGGTGAAATCCACCTCCGAGTCCACGGGAGCCCCTCTCAGCATGTCACTGACCGGGAAGTAACCCCGCATGTAGATGTGGACCTCCAGCCCCGCCTCCAGAAGAAACTGACCATCGCGGAAGAGGTCATCCCCAAAATGCCTGGGGATCTGCATGGTGATCTGAGCCGTAGCCGGTGGCTGCAACGTGGGATCCACCGTCACCGACGTGATGAACTTCTGGAGGTCGATCCGACCCGAGCATGTCCGACAGCCAGGGACCTCCAGGTTGCCGTTCACGTAGACGAGGCAATCCGGAGTGTGCCGGACCACCGAATGCTGGTTCAGCCTCCAGGTGCCCACATAGGGACGATCCTCGACACCCATCAGAGCAACTCAAACGGGGTGGTCGCGAGGTCCACCGCTGAGGTTGGCGGCGTCTGAGGCAAAACAGAGAGGCCGACGCTGGAATGGTCGTACATGCGGTCCACCTTGAATTCAGCCTCCCAGGTCACCCGGAGAGGAGAGTTTTCCTCGAAACCGAAGCTGAAGGACTCGAAATGACCCACGTAGGTCCACTGATCATAATCAATCGCGATAGCTCCGATGAAATGATTGGCGTCCGTGTGGTTGACGTTGTCGAAGATGTAGCCGTTGTTCCTGTAGAACAGATAGAGGGCCATGAAGTTCTGCCACCCCGCGGAGTCCCGACGGCTGGCCTCCTGGTACCCGCTGACGCTCGTAGTTTCTCCCGTAGACTGGCTGAGCGTCACCACGTCATCCCCGAAGTAAGTCCCTGTGCTGTTAGAAGAAGCCGCCCCCGCAACAAAACCTGCGGTGGAACCCGAGATAGATAGAGTCGGCTGCTCCTCGCCCCAGGACTCAAACAAAGAGCTATCCCGAGTCTTGGTCCCGAAAGACTGCACCTTGCTGTAAGCGATGCTGAGACTCTCCGGGTTGACCAGGAGGATCAAAGGTGGAGCCTCCAGCATGGACTTGAGCTGGAGAGAGATATCCGCGGCGGCGTAGATATCCGCGAGAGCCGGGTAAAAGTCCCCCGGACTGAGGTTGGTATTCAAGCCCCCCGCCAAGACTGACTCCAGGCTGCTCCGAGTTGCCGACGTCACCGGGTACGAAGAGTTCAACGCCTCCGCGACCCGGTCTGCGTCCGAAGAAGCCCACCGAGCCGCAGCCCCGATCAACCCCACATCCCCCCCCTCGCTCTCTTCAGTAGAAGAGAGCAGGTCATCCGGAGGGACAAACCGCAGCCTGAATGGGGAGAGCTGGCGGAGGAGAGCCTTGGTGCCGTCAACCGGCACACCCTCCTGAGACTCAAACAGGTACGCCATCACCCGGCCGACAGAGATCCCGTCGTACCTGGAAAAAGCCTCCGCGGTTCCAAACTGAGCCATTTACTCTCCCGGCCACTGCCCAATATCAACCGACTCTCCCGTCTCATCCGAGACGACAGACGCGGTCTGGTGAGACCTCCAGGTGAGCAACTCTCGCTCCACCGTAAAAGCCGCGTTCAAAGTGAACTGATAGGGCTTCTCAGCCGCCTCCGTCACCGAGAATGAAGAGAACCAACCATAGTAAGAAGCCCCGTCAAAGGTCACCTTGATCTGACCCTGGAGAACGACGTGACCGTGGTTATCGTAAACCGAAGCGTTGTTCTTAAACAACGCTAACATATCCAGGTACTTATCGTAAGCTATGGTCTCCCTCCGGGTGCCTTGAGCGGTGCCGTCGTCGAGGTAATCGGGGGAAGTAATGTTGGAGAGTCCCGAGTAGAGTCGAACGAAGCCTCCCGTCGCCATATCGAAGGTGATTTCTCGGGTTGAGTCTCCCCAATGCTGTTCGACGAAGCCGCCCTTCGTTTGCATCCGGGTGATCTCCTTGCTGTAGGAGATCTTCATGCTGCTGGGGTTGACGTGGAGGACAAGGAAGAGATCCTCCGGGAGGAGGGAGGTCTCCCAATCAGGCCCCAGGATATCGAAGACCACGGGCCTCTTCCCAGAGCCGCTCTCCGCTTCTGCATGACCGCCAGGGAAAGCGGATCGGATCCGCTGGGGCATCAGTTAGGTCTCCCCGTCGCAGAGTTGACCGCTTTCCTCACAACGTCGTAGACCTTGCCCATGTCCTGAGGGTTCCGGACGTTGATGTTCACCGTGGAAGAGCCCCCGCCACCCTGAGCAATCGCCTGATCCGCCGGCCCCCCAGGCATCATTCCGATAAACTCATCGGCTCGATTGATGGGCGTGATGGAGCCACCGCCGGCACCCCCTCGATAGATGAAGTCGTCCATCCCCGGGAGCAAGTTGCTGGTGCGGAGCCAATCCACCTGACCCGCTCGAATCAGGGCCTCTTCCAGCACGGGGGGAAGAGCCTCTGACTTCGACCCTTTCAGAGTCATCAGCCGCGCGGCGAAGTCCTCGTGCATCCGACCCGCCATCATCTGTTCGCCGTAAAGCTGGCGAAGGCCAGAATCGTGGATCCCCGCCGCGGACAAGGCTTCGTCTATGCGGTTCTCCTTGAGGGCTTTGAACACATGCCCTTCAAGGTTCGTGTCGATGTTCTCGGTCCCCCCGACGATCTTGACCATCTCCTCTTGGAGAGCCTTCTCTTCAGCTAGCAGGGAGTCCACGTAGCCCTCCATCCCCTCTTCAATCCCTTCTGCCACGTTGGTCTTCTGACGAGAATCGTCGCCCAGCAAATCCGAGACCTCAGCCATAGGGCCCACGACTTCAGCCCGCTTGGCGTCGGCTCGGTCTTTATCGGCATACGCCGCCGCACCGGGACCATCCACCGACCCCGAGGCGTAGGCGTAGCCGCCAAAATCCATCAGCGGCGGAGAGACTCCCGCGTCCGCCTTCCGGACAGCGTCAGCCACATCAGGCGAGCGACGGAGTAGCTCCTTCTCGACCTCACCGACCATCTCTTCACGGCTATCCGGAGCATCCCAGGAAGCCGTGTCCCGGATGATGCCCCGCAAAGCCTCCTGCTCCTTCATCTTGGCCTGAATCCCCTCCTTCTTCTGAAGGAAAACCGCCGCATCCCCCTTCAGCTTGTTTCGGGCTCCCACCTCATCGCCGGCAAGCTGGGAAGCCTGTTGGCGATTGTCGCTCAACTGGTTGTTGATTTCCACCAGCTTTGACCGAAGTTTCTCCGACACTTTCTGGGAAGCGTCCAGGGCTTCCTGCTGAACAGCCCTCTCTTCCGGGCCCATCGCCATCGTGGCCTGATAGAGCGACTGAATCCCCTGGTAGATCTGCTCCAGCCAATATTGAACGCCCGTCTCCAGAATCGTCGCCACGGAGGTCGTCTGACGAGTCAGCTCTTTCGCCCTCGTGTCAGCGGCGGAGAGACTCCCCTCCGCGGTGGCCTGAAGCAGGTCACCGTTCGATTGAATGTAGTCTCCCAGCCCCTTTAGCTCATGCTGGAATCCGCTCGCGTCCTCTGTCTGAACGTTGCCGTGCTCATCCACCCGAGCAGCCACCACCTTCCCGTTTCGGATAGTGGCTCCGAAGTTCTCCGCAAGCCGCTTGTCTCGCTCGCTGTTCGCTACAATGTTCTCCCCCCGCATCCCCTCCAGGGTATCCCACTGACCTCTCATCGCGAGATCCACCCGCTTGAGGGCCTCAAGCTGCTCCCCTGACACACCCGCATACTGCTCAAAAGCAGCCAGCTCGATCGCTCCCATATCACTGAGAGCCCGGTCGCCAAGAGCCTGGAGCATCGTAGCCAGCTTCCCGCCCATGTCCAGGGAGCCCATCCCGATCGCCTGCTCGCTCATCCCACCTTGCGTCCCCCTCGCGAGGTTGACCATCGACTCCAGCCGACGGGCCGACTCGTCATCACCCCGGAGCCGCATCTGGGCAAGAGCCTTGCCCAGCTCCTCCTGCGTCACACTCCCCATTCGCTGAGCAAGCTCCCGAGCTGTTCCCTCGTCGTTGAGATCCGAGCCCATGAGGCGATTGATATCCCCACCCAACCCCAGGTCCATCGACCCGAAGTCCTGCCGGAACTGGCGAGCAGTGTCCTCCAGGGACCGGCTCATAATGTCAGACATGTCGCCCCCACCAGCGATCATGATCTTCTTGAACCGCTCCGTGTAGCTCTCCTGCGTGAAGCCCTTGGTCAAGTCCTGAGCGAGGGCTTCCGCGAGATCCTCGCCCACCACGGTGGCGAGATCCGCGAGTAGTTCTGCGGTCTCCTCAATCCGGTTGTTGTAGATCGCCATCCCGCTCGTGGCCTGGGAGATCATCCCAAAGAACCGCTTCGTCGCCATCCCCGACTGCATCGCGACCGAGGTGATGGCAGCAAAAGTGTCTTCGATCCGCTGGAGACCCATCCCGAAGTCGTGATGCCACTTCGCCGTGGTCTCCGCGATCTCCGACGAGCTTACTCCAAGGTTCTTGGAGTACACCAGAGACACCTTTAGGAGCTGGCTGTAGCGAGCGACCTTCTCCGCTGCCCCATCAGCCCCCTCCTCCAGCTCCCGGTACGTCAAGCCGGCAGCGTTGGCGGCTGCCATCACAGGAAGAAGTTCTTTCGGGAGCACCCGGTAGGCTCGACCGATATCCAGAGCGGAGACCCGCATAGCTTCCAGGCTCTCCCCCACCGAAGCGAGACCATCCCGGCTCTTGGTCCACGCCATGTCCGCCGCACCGGCACCCTCCAAGAGGGCTTGATTGAACTCCTTCGCCTGAGCCTCCGCATCAATCAGAAGCTTGACCACCAGGGCGAGCACTCCCGCGACCGCGGCGATGGTGCCCGCAGCGACTCCCATCGCTTTCCCCGCCTTCCCCATCGTCTTGACAGCCCCCTCCATCACGGAGCCGAGATCGCCGCTCTTCGCCGCCTGGACACCACCCTGAAGGTTAGAGGGGAGATCCGAAGTGAAGGTCTTCTTCAAATCGTCCCGGGCATCCTTCAGCATCTTCCGCTGCTCTTCCACCGCGTCCAGCCGGGCCTTGATCAGGTCTTGTTCCTTCCTCATCTCCCGGTTGAATGCCCGCTCCCGCTCATTAATCTCCAGCTTGATCCGCTTGACTTCAGCGTCCGCGGCATCCTTAGCTGCCTGGGCTTGTTCGTTAGCGGTTTTATCATTTAGCTTCGCGGCTGCTTTGAATGCCTCAGCGGCACTCTCCTGCTGAAGCGCCGCTGCCTGAAGGTCGGTGATGTGGGAAGCCATATCTCGATCCCAACTGGACCGAAGAGCCTCGACACGACGCCCTGCCTCTGTAAAGGACGCCTTGCTCGCGTCCGTGATGGCGTCCGCCATCGCTTTAGAGGCCGCGATGGATCCTTGCTCGATGGACTGGACAAGATTCTTACCGACCCGGGACTGACCCAGAGCTTTCGCGGCTTCCTTGAGTGCTCGCGAAGAAGTCGCGAGCCCCGTGGAGGCAATCTCGACCTGAATAGCTTCCCGCCGAAACATACTGCCAGCCATCAATCACCCCGCGCATTCGGATCAATGACCCGAACCTTCCGACTACGGATACGCCTGTCCAGGCTAGGCTTCTGCTCAATAAGAACCCCCTCCTCCCCGGCCCTCAGTACACCAGCCTTCGGAGCCTGGGCGATGTTCTTCCTGTACAAAGCCCCGGCATCAGGCCCTTCAAAGACCTTCCGGGCCCCGGGCCGACGCCCCGGCGGCTTACCGCGAGTGACCTGACCGAGAGAGTCCAAGGAGTATCCGACAAGGTCTCGACCACCCCCGACTCCGATCTGTTGCTGGGCTTCCAGAAGCCGACGCTTCCGCTCCCGATCCCGCTGCTCCGCCTCGTACCGCTCCCGGATTTTCTGCTTCTGGGCTTCCACGACACGATCGTGGTCGTCCATCTCCCCCGCGACCCACCGACGCATCTCTTCGACCAGCTCGGTCGGCGTGACGGCTCGCTTCGTGGTCCGCCGACCAGCCATATCAGACCGGCCGACCGCCGCCCAATACATCTGGTCTTGAACGTTCTTCCGACGCTCCTCCTCCGTCCGATGCCGCCGCTGGTCTGAAGCGTTCAGCTTCTTCACGCCCTTCGGAGCATGAGCGGAGGCGACCAGCTTCGCGGCTGCCCAGGATGCTTGCTCCTCCAGACGAGCATCTTCCGCGAGGTTGTACGCCACCCACAACCGCTGAACGTAATTCTGACCCAACCGGGAGCTGCCAGGGATTCCAGAAAAGTCCTCTCTCCCCGGGTTCTCCCGACCGCACATCCTCCACAAGCCCCGGGAGTAATGCTCGTAGCAGTAGGACTCCAGGCGGCTCAGCGCACTGGAGACCCGGTTGTAAAGCCCCGTGAATATGGCGAACGTCGTCTGGAGAGCCCCACTCGGGAGGGACCGGAGAGCCTGTCGAATCCGAGTGGTCGCTCTCGGGTCTTCTAAGAGCATCTGCCCGTCTACCATCCAGGTACAAGTAGACAGCGACCACTCCATCCAGGCTCGTTGAGTCGGGCGGACGCCTACCCGAGCCCGGAGGATATGAAAGTCACCGGGGCTCGGGCTCCTCAGACAACACTCGACAGCCCCGATCCGGTAGGGGTGCGACAGGAACCCAGGACATAGCAGGGCTTCCACGTCCCCATAGAAGGGGCGACGAAGTTCCGCGTTCTTGTCCCGGGCATCCACTCAATCACCTCCTCCTGGGTGGCTGGAACCGCGTGTTGACCTCCCCGCCCTCATCATTGAACTTCGCCTTGCTGGGATCGATCTGACCGCTGGACTCCCCGCCCCGATCAGAGATCTCCGTGGTAGGCAGCCGGTAAGCCTCTCGTCCCTCTACCGTCCCCATCGGAGTCGCCCGGCGGAGCTGGTGACCACCCGAGTCCACCACGGCATTCTCCCTGTTCGCCGCCGCCCGATGAGGAGGCTGCCGGCGCGGACGACCCGACTTCACCGTAGTCTCACGCTGAGTCCTCGCCTTCTTCCTAGCCACCAGAAGCCGCTGGTTCTCCATCGCGAGAGCGTCCGCGCTGGGATCCGCGAAGCTGTCCATGATCTCAGGGGCTCGGGGCCGGGGCGGCTGAGGGGGTGGGGGCCTCTGCGGCTCTTCCTGAACCCGAGAGGGTGCCGGGACTGAAGACGGGATGGCTGACGACCGACCCTCTCGCCGGGGCGGTGGAGCGGAAGGCTCCGGCTCTTTCACCGGAGCCGCCTGAGGAGCGGGCTCAATCTGCTCAGGCTCAATCACCGGAGCCGGAGTGCGCTGGCTCTCCCGAGCGAGGTCACGGTTTCCCTGCTGGACCAGCTCCGTCTGCCGGAGAACCGCTCCCATCTGACGAGAGACCGAATCCTCAGCCGCAGCCCCCTGATTCTTCTGGAGAGCCTCCAACTCCAGAAGACGCTCCTTCACCCGATCAATTTCTGCCTGGAGGTCCACCGGGTCATATACCACTGCCTGCTCGGTCTCCAACTCCACCCGGGTCATCAAATCCCCGTAGGCTTTGAAGATGTAGAGCAGCAGGGGTCGAGTGAAGCGGGCTTCCAGCATCCTCCGGAGGACCATGTGGGTCTCCTCCCGAATCGGCTTCCCGTCCTCCGACTCCCCGGTCTTGATATACTTGACCCCCGTGAGGTCCAGGTTTCCAATCCGACTGACCGCGTAAGAGAGAACGCCCACCTTGAACCGGTCGAGGTACTCCAGCACCTCAACGTGGTCCGGGTTCTCTCGCTCGCGTCCCTTTTCATCCTGAAGGACAGCACGAGCCCAACCCTGAACCGCCCGCTCAGCATCAGGACTCAGGGGATTCAAAACAAGGTCCACCCCACCTACCGTCAGAGGATAAGGCTCCCGACCCAGCTCCGCGATGGGGGCAAGAGCTTGCTCAAGTGCGGCCAGATCGATCATGCAGACTCCTAGTAGCGGGCACCCCAGGAACCCAACCGGCCAGCGGATATTCTGGAGGTTCGCCGGAATGTCGTAGACTTCGTCATTCAGCCGAACCTTACCGGGTCACCCCGTCAGGTCGCCGCCACCGCCCGTCTGAGGGTTGCCGTAACGGACAGAACCAAGCTGGCCGATGGAGGGGTCGTTACCCGTCGCCAGGAACTCTCCGTAGACCGAAGAGAAATCATGGACGTCGCTGACGATGACGCTCCCGCTCTCCATGATGATGCCGGAATCGGCCCCATAGGTCGCGCTCCAGTCAGTCCACCAGCACGCCTCGTACAGCGTGATGATTGCGGTGTGGCCGCCGCTGGACATACCGGTCTGGTCCACGGTCACCGTGGGATAGTCGATGCGACGGACACCACCGTCATAGGCCCCACCCGACCCGTCGTAGCCGACGTTCTCATGCGCGAGGTCCATGTCCGCGAGGGTCGAGAATACAAGCTGACGCTCAATGTCAAACGGCCACTTATGATGCTTCAGCGAGCGAACCGGACCATCCACACCCGCCGCGTACCCGGTCGCCTGCCAGAGGTTCGCGAGGTAGAGCAAAGCCCGCTCTACGGACGCGGTCATCGCCGTGGTCACGCTGGGAACCAGCTCCGCGATCTGATCGCCAAAGCCAATCCCGCGAACCTCCTCCACGCTCTTGTTCTCAGACGGAGCGAAGCTACTCAAGACGCCGACCTGAAAGAGAGCAGAGTTGCTCCCATACGCCGGAGCCAGCACCCGTACCTTCTGGCTCACCGCAACGCGAGTGTTCGGGGAGGTCCCGTAGTCATACAGGTAGCTCGACCCCTGGAGACCATTCGACGGGTTGATATCGGTGTTGCTGCTCACAATCGATCTCCGAAGGAGGTTGCTCTAAAACAACACACCTATAGGCCCACTATCGTAGGTCACATCCCCCGAGAACTCGTATGCGAGGCTCTATCAATCCTCTGGGGAGTGTCTCGCCCAGAGAGAGTCAAACTCCTGCTGATATGCCTTCGCGACATAAGAGAGCCGGAGAACGACGAAATTCTCCTGGTTCTTGTTCGTCGCGTTGAGGGTGAAATTGTAGCTCCCCGTCAACACCGCTCGCGATCCGGGAGTCCGCCCGTCTCCGATAATGAACTTGTGGTGCATGACACCCTTGATTCGGTCACGGCGCACATCAACACCCTCAGCTTCCAGCCGCTCATCGTCCGCGTAGCGGCTCCCCGCCTGTGTCTTGTCCATCAACACGCGAACAGGGACACCGCGCCCCTGAGCCCGAATGATGGCGTCTGCAATACCATCGTGGGTCAGGGAATAGACCGCAATGTCCAGACGGGTGCTGCACCCGTCAATGAACCCGATGACCACTTCGTCGGCTCCCCGATCGGGGGAGAAATACACGCTCGCGAATCGACCCATCAGGTTCTCCTTTCTGAAGAACCTACCATCAATGAAGGCCGGGGATCGCAGGCATGAGCATAAGTTGAGCCGACAGCCAGTGTTGAATGTCCTGAGGAACACCGTCCCGGTGCCTGGAAACAACCACCAGGAGATACCGAATTCCAACAGGAGACACAACCCGACCGCTCTGAGGACTTTCCAGCAAAAGGTTCCGTCTACTCAGCCATGCTCGCGAAGTTGGTTGAAGCGTCGGCATGGAGTTGGTTCTCCATGTATAGGAGTACCCCCATAGACTAAACACCACCAGTTTCGTTGCAAAATCTCCACGAAGTTAGCCCCTGAGGGGGTAGAAACTCCCTCAGGGGCTAACTCCACCCCATCCCCTTCGATCTCGACTCAGGTAGCCGTCGTCGCCGTCGTCGTGGTGGTCTTCGCGGCGAGCCGCTCGTTCTTGACCGTCTGGACGTTGACGCGGGTCTCCTGAATAGTGGCCTTGAGGCCGTGCAGGGTCTTGCGGACACGGGTGCCCGCCGAGGCGTTGCCTCCGTCGAACTTCTCTGCGTCGGTGAGGGTGACAGTCAGGGTGTCGATGATCGACTGAATCTGGGCCTTGGTAGTCGCCATGAGAATCGCTCCATTGCTGATGTGGCGTATTCCTTTACCGCTAGCAAAACCTCTCTGGCCCACCTGAGGACAAGTTTTTGTGGCTGAGAGCGGATTCTCCCGGGCTCGCTCGTATAAGTGTCCGATGCCCTCGCCGGTCTGCGTCTCAGGGCATGTCACAACCGAGAGAGCCATGAGCCGCACGATCATCGTCGGAGACGTTCACGGAATGCGGGAGGAGCTGGTAGCCCTCCTCGCCAAGGTACGCCTGAAGAAGCGAGACCATCTCGTCATGGCGGGAGATCTGGTCGATAAGGGGCCCGACTCCGCTGGTGTCGTCCAACACCTCCGAGGACTCCGCGACCAGGGCTTCCGCATCACCCTGGTGATGGGGAACCATGAGGCAAAGCACGCCCTCTTCCGTGACCAGCACAAGAAGGGTCGTGGACAGGGGATGAAGGGCTACGCCGAGCTGAAGAGCATCACCGACGCCCTGAGCAAGGATGACGTGGCGTTCCTGAACACCGCCGTGCTCTTCCTCCGACTGCCGGAACACAGAGCCCTCGTCGTCCACGCCGGGATCCCCGGGACCCTCACCGAGCTGCCCGAGTCCGCGGCTGGCTTGAACCACAAGTCCGGCGCCATCGCCCAGGTTCTCCGCGTCCGACACATCACCGGCAAGGCCCACTCCCGGCTCACGGTGGAGTTCTCGACCGATCGGGACCTCACCTCCTTCAACTCGAATTCTCTGGCTGCCCCCCAGCTCGGGGACATGGAGGGGCGGATCATCAAGAAGATCGTGAAGCCCCGGGGGAGCTTCATCAAGCTGGGCAAGGAGACCTCGGAGGATCCCTTCTGGGCTGACGTCTACGACGGTAGGTTCGGGGAGGTCTTCTTCGGTCACAGTCCCTTCATCGGCTCCGAGCCTCAGTGCTTCGTCCACGCCACCGGCCTGGACACAGGTGCCGTGTTCGGGGGACACCTGACCGCAGCCGTGCTGGAGCCCGGCGTCAGTGGCTACTTCGTCAGCGTCCAGGCCAGCAAGAGATACGCTGACCCCCTCGCCGCTTTCGACGAGTAGCCCACCCTGACCGGTCAGGGAGTATGGAAGAGTATGGACACTCCGAAAGCTCCCTGGCCCACGGGCCGCATAGCACACTCCAACCTGACCGGATGCGTCTTCCCGGTCCAGGGTGAACACCTCGCCCTGATCGCGGCGACAGGCTCACCTCACCTGTACATGCCCGTGTTCAGCGACGTGGATGACATGAGAGCTATGATGGCTCGACTCGACATTCCCTTCGATGGGGTCAAGCAGATCCAAGAACACGATAGCTTTATCGCCTCCGTCCCTCGATCTGTTGGGGAGCAAGATCTGAAGATTATCGTAGACCTTGAGGTCACCCCACAAGGCACCTTCCGGTGGTTGGAGATCCCAGGATGAGAATCTTCTTGATCCGACATGGAGAGTCGCAGGGCAACGTGGACCGAAATGTCCACAAGACGATGGCGGACCACGTCATCCCCCTCTCTGAACGGGGGATCGGACAGGCCCAGAGATGTGGGGCTTGGCTTCAGCGGTACTTCCCGTCGCCGCCCGAGTACCTCCAGGCATCATTCGCTTCACACCTCACCCCAGGAGAACGAGAGGCCCTCCCTCCTCTGATCCGGGGAGGGAAGCCCTTCCTCTGGAATAGCCCCTACCGAAGGGCTCGTCAGACCGCAGACCACATCGAGGACATGCTCTCGCCCATCCTCCGCGGACGAAAAGAGCACGTCCTCCTCGGAGAACAGCAATTCGGACTCTTCGACGGGCTCTCCGATGAAGAGTGTGCCGAGCGATTCCCCCTGCGAAACTACCACTACATGAAAACGATGAAGGCATCCGGGAAGTTCTGGGCTCCTATGCCCCTGGGGGAATCACGCTTCAACGTTGCCGTGCGAGTCCATCAGGCATTCGGCACCTTCCACCGGGACGCCGAGAAACACGGGATCAAAAACCTGATCGTGGTCGCCCACGGGACCACGATCAGGTGCTTCGTCATGATGTGGCTCCACAAGCCCTACGAGTGGATTGAGCGAGAGCCCAACCCCAAAAACTGCTCCGTCCGGCTGATCGAAGACGGAGAGGACAAGGGCTACATCTTCCCGGGCTTCGATCGGGAGCCTCAGAGCACCTGAGCGACAAACTCCGCGACCGCTCGCCGCCACTTCTTCTTGTCGTACCGCTTCAGAGCCAGGAAGAAGCTGTGGGCTTCGCCCGGCCCACTTGGAAAGTCCCCGACGAAAACTCGGGCGGACGCCCGAAGGTCGGTAGACCGGGGAGCCACGTCGGACATGAAGGTGTCGATCGCGTCCTGAAGGCGCGTGTCAAACTCCACGTCCAACAAGGCGTGCTCATCCTCAAAGCGGAGACCCTCGGGGGCTGGAGAGGCGTGACCCCTCTCGCCACCTGCTGAAGACACCCCCGTGGCCTCTCTCAGCAAGTCCTGGGAGAGGTGCTGAAGCTCATGGCGGATATCCCGAAAGACCTTCTGGACGTACTCAGAGACATTCCTCTTTGAGTGCAGCTTAGACTCCGGGAACCCCCAAACGGTCAGGAACCCGTTTCTCCAAGTAGCCGCTGCGTCGGCATGTCTCCGCTTTGGGTAAATGACCGCTGTGACCGGGTCATAGGTCTTGTCAAACATCCACAGCGAATCAGGATCTTCCCGTCGCCGCTGGTCCAACAACCCCTGGACATAAGACTCGTGCTTCCAGCCCCGAAGGTCCAGGGGAAATTCTCCCTTGATCTGAGCTGGAGATGCCCCGCGATCGGGACGCCCGCCCATCCGACGAGCGTCCCGCTCCAACCCAGCCCACACTTCCCGCTGCTCATCCCGAAGAGCCTCAGCGTCCGACAGGCTGATTCCAAACGGGCCACCCGTCAGGTGGTCCAGCGAGACCCACTTCTCCCGCCGCTGGCCCACCTGTCGGAAAATCTCCGACCCGACATGCTGAAGGACCCAACGTTGAACCGCCTCCACCATCGCAGGAGGAGCCTTCAGGACACCCCCGCTCAAATGACGGTAGGCGACCCTCTGAGGAGAGGGACGCACGGGATCAATCCATCGCGCAGTATTGATGATACTTGATGCCCGCGGACCTCATCTCGGACAGGATCTCCCCGAAGGTCATCGACTGGAGGCGGGTCTTGTTGTCCTGAACCCAACGGTAGAAGACCTTGATGCTCCGCTTGCCTCCCTTGGCGGCCGGGATGCAGGTGGGGAGGTTGTAGTGGTCGTTCTTGTCCCGGATGAGGAAGCTGTCGTACTCCGCCCGCACCCGGACATTCGCCCAGGACTCCTCAAAGGGCTGGAATCCCGCAGGCCGGACCCGGACTCCCTTATCCTGAGAGCGGCTCAACAAGACCCCGTGCTCTTCCGCGATTCGCTCCGCCTCGCGAGCCGCAGCCCCGTAGCTGGACCGGGGGAGAGACCGAATCCACTCGGACACGGCAGCCTGAGCCTCCTTATCCCACAGGAACTCCAAGCTGTGGAGAGCGCGGGAATCTACCATCTTCCCACGCTTGCCAGCGAAGGTCAGATCCGTGATCCTGACCGCGTCGTTGAAGACATGCCAGCGAAGATCGCCCTGTTCCCCACCCTTACCCGAATTCGGAAGGGTAAAACGAGACGTGAGCACCCGGAGGAGGCTCGGACGCAGCTCCTCATGCTGGTGCGCGAGACGGATAATCTGAGAGCGAAGAGCCACGAGCAACCTCCTTCACCCCCTGACCTCTATAAAGAGCCTACCGATGCTGACATGCCCCGCAAGCTGAACCCCGCCATCCCCGAAGCGAGGCGACACCTCCGCCGGAAGATCACTCGGTGGACTCAAGCCCTCGACGCCTTCTATCGGAAGGTGGACGCTATTGAAGCGGAACCCCTCCGGTGGGCTGTCCGAGCCATCATCAAGAGCATCCTCTCCGGTCACGGTGAATTCCATATCCGCGGCTCGAAAGGAAAAAACACCCACCTCCGAGTCACAAACCTGGACCTCGATGACTCCGCGGTCGATCTCATCCTCGACCAGCTCCAACGAGCTGGGGTAAACGCCGAAGAGACCATCGACAGGGCCGGGATCTTCCTCCTCACCACGGTTCAGGGGTCTGAGCTAGACTTCCTGGGGTGGGCGTTCAGACACCTCCATTTCGAGGCCGGTGACAACGTGAACGCCGTCCACGACCGGATCATCTACAACCCCTCCGCGGCGAGAATCGTCGGGGTGGTGTCCAAGTTCGACCCCGACCAGAAGCTCATCGTCCCGCCAGTCATGCTAAACCGCCTGCTGGATAAGGATGGAGGCGACCGAGCCCCCCTCTCCGTCCGATGCCTGGACCTGCTGGTCCCCAACCAGCAGGCGAAATCACACAAGGGAGGGTGAACTTTTCCCCGCCCTGGGGGGCGGGTTTCCGTCGCGAGACGGTAGAAAACCGCGACCACAAAAAGAAAACAGGAGTCTCCCTCTATGTCCACCGCCCTTATCCACTGCCCCCTGCACTCTGGACAGCTCGGGCACTTCTACCAGGAGTGGAAAGACGGGACCTTGGTCCTCAACCCGGAGTTTCAGCGGTCCAACATGGTCTGGGATCAGATCCGCAAGTCTCGACTGATCGAGAGCGTGATCATCGGGTTCCCCGTCCCGCCTGTCTTCCTGACCGAGGCCGCAGACCACAAGCGAGAGGTCGTGGACGGGCTCCAGCGACTCACGGCGATCTTCGGGTTCATGGACGGGGACTTCGCCCTGAAGGGCATGGAGTGGCTGGAAAAGGCCGAGGGGATGAAGTTCGACGACCTCGGGGAGGGAGTCCGGACCAGGATCACCCGCGGGTCGCTGGGCTTCTACACCCTCCCCGCCGACAACCCCAAGTGGAAGGGGAAGCTGAAGCACATCATGTTCAACCGCCTCAACGCCGGGGTCGCCGTCAACGGAATCGAGCGGATCATGGGCTCCCTCCCCGGGGAAGGGACCACCCTGGTCAACGCCACCGCTCAGGACTTCCTGGCCCTCTGGCCCAAGAAGCAGAAGGGGCTCGTCCGCCGGTCGAAGCACCTCCTCTACGGACTCTCCGGCCTCATCGCCGTCCAGGCGACCCTCGGGGCAGACTGCGTCAAGGTCGGGGCGATCGACTTCCGCCGGGGCGGACGGAACCCCTGGGAGACCCTGATGGCTCAGGCTCTCCAGGCTCTCAATCAAGCCTCCGCCCAGGACCGAGATGACCTTCAGGAGGCCGCCAAGGAAGCCCTCCTGACCACCGCCGCCGTCTTCGATCGCCCCTTCGTCACCTGGAGGGAAGACGGACGCTACAACTCCGGCGTGAAGGACGCCGCCATCGTCGTCCAGATGTGGGGCTTCGCTCGACCCTCCCAGAAGGATCAAGCCCACTGGATCGCCAACAAGGCCAAGGTGGAAGACGCCTGGAAGGAGCTGTGTCTCACCCAAAAGATCAACCATCAGGCGAACACCATGTTCGCCACCCTCAAGGCGTGGGGGGACACCCTCGACAAGATCTGAAAACCTCCCGCGAGCGGTCCCGAGGCGACAAAACCCCAGGGGGCGCTCGCAGGCAGGGTAAACCTCCAGATTCCTTTGAGAATTGAGATCTTTGACAGCCCCGGAGGCGTCCACAACCTGTGGATAACCCTGTGCATAAGTAACCCGCTCGAAAACTACCCTCTCGATCCGCTATTTAAGCAGATCGAGAGAACCCAGGGTCTCAATACCTGCCGACCTCCTAGGAGGATGGCAAGACTCCCGGCCTGGGATCACCGAAGACGTGGTTAAGGAGGAGGTCTCAATACCTGCCGACCTCCTAGGAGGATGGCAAGTGCTCGATGAGGTGGTGATCCCCGGGAATAGCACGATGGTCTCAATACCTGCCGACCTCCTAGGAGGATGGCAAGAGGTCCAAGCATCCCGGGACTTCCCGCTCTTGACAGGCCGTCTCAATACCTGCCGACCTCCTAGGATGGGAAGGGAAGGCAACGGAGATAGGGTCGATCGAGAGGCTATCTCCGTTGCCTGTTGACCTCTTCAGAGGATGGGAATAGCGGTAACTTTTTGAGGGCGGGGCGTATAGGGGGGGACACGAGGGCTGGCCCATTGATTCCTGAGAACATTCGACGACACGCTGAAACCTCACCTCCCCTTCGCCGCGGGGCTTTCGGCATCTCTCGGGAGAACCTCGCCTATGTGGCGTCGCTCCTCCGCGACCTGTACTCGAACAAGGCTCGGGCCTTGCTGCGGGAGTACCACTCCAATGGAGCTGACGCTCATGTGGAGGCGGGTATTCCTGATCGTCCGGTCAAGGTCGTCCTCCCCACGGAGATCTCCCCGATCATGGTGGTCCGGGATTGGGGTCCGGGGTTGTCTGAGGAGAACATGTACGCCGTGTTTTCTCAGTACGGGGCGAGCACGAAGCGAGAGACGAACGACCAGCACGGGATGATGGGCATCGGGAGCAAGGCGGCGTTCTCGCTGACAGACTCCTTCCAGGTCACTTCCTGGTTCAACGGGGTGAAGACCGTCTATATCGCCTACCTCGACGAGTCGGACATGGGGATGTTGGACAAAGTCCATGAGTCCCCCTGCGAGGATGAGACGGGTCTGGAGATCCGAGCGACGGTCCCTCAGGAAGAGGTCCCGCACTTCCACCGAGAGGCTTGCTTCCTCTTCCGCTGGGTGAACCCCCAGCCGGAGATCAACATCGATCTCCCCGAGCCCGTGACGGGGCTCACCAGCGACCTGGGGGCGATCCTCCCTGAGGAGCCGGAGTGGCTCGCGGTGATGGGTGGTGTCCCCTATGTGATCGACCGAGAGCTACTCGCTGGGATCGTGGGTCCCCGACTGGAGACCTCCATCCGAATGTCCTCGGGCGTGTTCATGTTCACCATCGGGGAGGTGGACATTGCCCCGAACCGGGAAGGGTTGAAGTTCACGAAGAAGACCCGGAAGCGGATCCGCCGGGCCGCCTGGGATACCCTCATGCACTTCGTGGGGGAGGCCAGGGAGATCGCCCTGGACACCTCTCGATCTCCCTGGGAGCGGCGGCTGAACCTCCTCCAGTGGAAGTCACAAGCGGGGGCTCTCCCGTGGCCTGAGGAGGCTGACGGGCTGAATAGTCCTATCGTGAAGATGTTCACGGGTGAAGTCATCAACAACGACGGGGAGCCGGTCCTGACGGACGGGAAGGTCACCTACGACAAGCCCAAGACGTTCCACCTCCGGAAGCTACAAGGCGGGAGGTACCGCAACTCCATCACGCTGTCGGATGACTTCAAGATCCGGATCGGGGAGATGACTCGGATCATCGTCCACGACAGCCTCAAGCCGGTGTCCCGCTTCGTGGACACCGGCACCCCGGAGAGGGTCGTCATCGTCGCCAAGGGCTACTCTCTTCTGGACGTCCAGGCGGAGCTTCAGGAGCGTCTCCGCCTGAAGGGGTTGGAGGGCATCCCGATCCTTCGGACCTCGGAGATGAAGAGGATCCCCAAGACGCGGTCTGCCACCTCCCGGACCTTCAACCCGAAGCACAAGGCTCGCTGGTTCAAGCTCACCAGCACCCATGACCCGGGCCGGAGCCGATCTGCCAACTGGAGCATCGTCGAAGACCTGGACGATATCGAGCCGGGGAGTATCGCGGTGGTCCTGAGCCACTTCTACCCCCGCGGCTTCGGGAGCAACTTCTACAGTATCATCCGAGCCATCAGGTCCATCGAGATGGCGGCTGGTCGGTCGCCCACCCCTATCTACGGGATGAAGACGCTGGACCGGGATCCGGTGACGATTGAAATGGTCGTGGAGCAGTGTCAAGGGGTAGACCTCCAGAAATGGATGACAGACTTTCTGGAGTCTGAAGCCCCTGACAACATCTCCGATCTGTGCCGAGCCCGGCGGGTGGGGGAACTCTTCCGGTGGCAGAGGAAGCATTTCCGGGCGGTCCGAGAGCTGTTCAAGGAGCATCCTGTCGGGCAGCGTCACACCATCGCCCGCTACTGTCGCCTCATCCTCGACGACTACGACCTGTGGAAGGCTCTGCCCGCGGCAGAGAAGCAGCAGGTAAACAGGCTCGTGATGCTGTACCAACACACCAAGGAGGGTCGTAAGCTTGTTCGCAACTACCCTCACCACGCCAAGCTCCGCAAGATTCTCATTCAGTACCCCCTCCTCGCCATCCGGAGTGACCTCAAGGTCATCGCTCAGAACCCGGAGCCCTGGATGGAGTACATCACCCTGATGGACAACAAGGATTCCTGATGCCTTACTACTCTCTGAGAGACGCCTCGCTGACGGTAACCCTGGACAACGGTGAGACCTTCACGGTCTTGAAGGAGAACCCGGACTACGATCGGGCTTGCCGGATGGTTCTGGAGAAGAAGTGGGATGGTATCAAGGATCTGCTGTCCCCCGCCGCGAAGATCGCCCATTGGGCGGCGATGGCTGGCTTCAAGATGAAGGACAACCACATCCAGTACCAGGGCTACCCTATCCCCGCTGACCTCAACAAGCGGATCGTAGCCATGATGGGGCAGGGGACCTGCATCGACCCCATGTTCCGCTTCATCCAGCGGCTCAGCCGGAACCCCTCCTACAGGTCCGTCCAGCAGCTCTTCACCTTCCTTCAGCACTGCGGGATTCCGATCACGAAGAGGGGGACCTTCCTCGCCTACAAGGGTGTCAAGGCGGACTACACCGACTGCCACACGGGGAAGATCTCCAACCGCCCGGGGGCGGAGGTGACCTACCCCCGCAACCGGGTCTCGGATGATCCCCGGACCCCCTGTCATGAGGGGCTCCATGTCGGGGATCTGTCCTACGCCCAGGGGTTCGCTCAGGGCAGGGTCGTGATCTGCGAAGTGGATCCCGAGAACGTGGTCTGCGTCCCCTACGACGCGAGCCACCGGAAGATGCGACTCTGCGCCTACAAGGTGGTCGGGAACTATGGCGACAAGCTGGACGATCTGTTCCAGCCCTCCGAGGAGATCCCGGAGATCGAGAGCCTGAGCACTCCGGCGGGGCCCGGCGAGCCCGAAGAGGAGGGCTTCGATCCAGAGCTGGGGGATGATGACTACGACGACGGCTACCTCCTCGACTCGGACGAAGACGAGGATGAGCTGGACGAGCCCCTGGCTTCCCTGGAGGCCGCACTCGGTGACTCCACCCCGGCTCCCACGGTGGAGCAGGTGGGGGCCGCGACGGTCACCCACCCCCTCCCCGCTCCGCCGGAAGAGGAGGAGCCGGTGTGGGCCTATCTCCGTGAGATCCGGGATCGGGACGTGCTCCTGACGAAGAACCTCCAGCACCTCCGGAAGTACGCGAGGCACGACCTGACGATCGTCGGGGCTTCCAAGATCCGCGGCGGGAAGATCGCCCTGGTCGATCGCATCCTCGCGACCCTGGAGTAACTCATAGGCAACTACTACTTCGGAGATAGCATGTCTCAGGTGACCATCAATGGGGTGAGCATCCAGGTCCGTAGTGGCCGGGTCTACGTGAACGGCACCCTCTACACCCCCGCGACCGGGGATAAGGAGGCTCCCAGCGCGCCCCCAACTCTGGAGTCTCCTGACCGGACGTTGGAGATGGACCAGGATGGTACCGTGGCCGGAGACGTTCAAGGCAACCTGACGGTTCACGCCCAGGGAGACCTGACTCTGATCGTCCGGGGCTCCGTTAACGGAGATATCGAGACCCAGGGAGCCGTTCAGGTGAGCGGGAACGTCGGCGGCGACGTGGACGCCTTTCAGGGCGTCACCGTGACCGGGTCCATCCGTGGGGATATCGACCGGGCTACGTCCGTAGCTGTCGGGGGCGACGTACAGGGAGATATCGACTGCGACGGGACTGTGAACGTCCGCGGTCATGTCAGGGGAGATATCGACGGAGAGACGGTTCACGTCGGGGGTGACGTGAAAGGTGACGTGGACGCGGACACGGTCATCCGACGCCCCTAGTAGGCGTCCCTGTGAACGCCTACAGCCCTCCCTGACGGGTCCGCGGCCTCCCGGAAGGACTTATCCCAGGCGAGTGCTGTCGGCGTGCTACAGGCAACGCTGGGGCCTCCAGGGACCGTCTTCGCGGCGTCCTCCGAGGGAAACTCCTTCTGAAAGATGGAGCGGTAGAAGTATGCCTCCTTGGTCGCAGGAGTGTTGACCGGCCAGCGGCTCGCCGCCTGCTGGAAGTCCTCGTCAGACACCTGCTGGTCCGCGACCTCCTTCAAGCTGTCGATCCAGCTATAGCCGACCCCGTCGCTAAACTGCTCCTTCTGACGCCAGAGCACTTCATCAGGGATCAACCCTTGCCCCTCAAAAGCAGATCTGAGGAGGTGTTTCTCCATGCGAGCCCCGTGGGGGCTCGTACTCGACATTTTGTAGGCCGGGTCCAACCCCATCGCCAGATCGAGAAACGCCCGGTCCAGGAAGGGCACCCGGGCTTCCACCCCCCACGCCATCATGCTCTTGTTGGCTCGGAGACAATCATACAGGTGAAGCGTCTGAAGCTTCCTGACCGTCTCGCAGTGAAACTCCTCCCGACTCGGGGCCTTGTGGAAGTACAGGTAGCCTCCGAAGATCTCATCAGCCCCCTCACCGCTCAGGACCATCTTGACCCCGAGCTTCCGAATCTCCCTCGCCATCAAGAACATTGGAGTCGAAGCCCGGATCGTCGTGACGTCGTAAGTCTCGATGCTTCGGATCACGGCTTCCAGGGCTGCGATCCCCTCTTCCACCGTGTACGTGAAGGCATGGTGGTCTGACCCCAGGTGCTTCGCTACTACGGCCGCCGCCGCGAGGTCCGGAGACCCCTCAAGGCCAATGGAGAAGGATTTCATCCCGGGTCGGTTTGCCAAAGCCGCCACCAGTGAAGAGTCCAAACCACCAGAGAGAAGGACTCCCCAGGGAACGTCCGCCATGAGCCGCTTCCCGACAGAGGCCCTCAACTTAACCGCAAGGTGTTCCAGCACCATTCGGCTAGGGCCCTGACCCGTATACCCCGGCATCTGAGTAAACCAGGAGGGCTCCCACCAACGGGATATCTGGCTCTGACAATAGTAATGTCCGGGAGGAAACACCTGGATGGAGCCTGAAGGGAGGGCTTTCATCTCCGAGCTGAACCACACGCCGTCAGCCGTCTGACTCCAGTACAACGGGACGATCCCCATATGGTCCCTGGCTGCGAACACCGACCCATCTCGCCCATCGTAGAGGACGAAGGCGAATTGCCCGTCCAGGTGCTTCACGCAGTCCTCCCCGTAGCGGAGGTATAGGGGAAGAATCACCTCGCAATCTGAGCGCGTCTGGAAGTCGTAATCCTGAGCGAGCCGTGTCCGGTAAACATCGTGGTTATAGATCTCACCGTTGGCGATCAACACCAGCTTGCCGTCAGGGCTCACCAGAGGTTGAGCCCCGCTCGTGGGATCAACAATCGCCAGCCTCGTATGCCCTAGAACCGCCCCAGGAGCCTCCCAGGTCCCCGTGAAGTCCGGCCCCCGATGTTGGAGTCGCCCGAGACGCCGATGTAGCTCAGAAGCTCTCTCAGCCTGTTGAGAAGGATCAAAACCTGTGACCGATAGGATGCCGCACATGATTCCCTCTACCCGGATTCAAGACGTAAACCAGGAGCTATAGGGCGAGTATCCGAGAGAGTCGCGTAAGGTCGGGTATGCCAACCGAGATTGAACGCCGCTTCCTCATCGAGGAGCCCTTCGCCCAGCCCCGAGTCCCTGGGGTCTCCATCAAGCAGGGCTACCTGTCCCTCGACCCAAGGAGAACCGTCCGCGTTCGGGTCACCCACTACGGCGGAGTGGACGCCGTGGGCACCCTCACGATCAAGGGGAAGAAGACAGGAGCCGCCGCTCCTGAATTCGAGTACGAGATCCCCAGGGCGGACGCAGAAGATCTGCTGAAGCTACGAATCTCCAAGCTGATCGAGAAGACCCGATACAAGATGCGATTCGGGGATCACGATTTCGACGTGGACTTCTTCCATGGAGAACACCAGGGGCTCGTCATCGCGGAAGTTGAACTGGACTCCGAAGATGAGGAAGTCTCCGTCCCCGAGTGGTTCGGCAAGGAGATCACTGACGACCCCGCCTACTCCAACGCCCAACTCTCTCGGCACCTAATGAGACCCGGAGCAGGGAAAATCTCTCTATAAGAGGGTAACTTTTCTGAGGGTACTCGTATACCTCTACAACAGGAGGTACAGCATGTCGGCCCAGAACAAGAGAGCAGCGAGAGCGGCGGTCGAGCTGAAGCGCGGGCGCGACCTGCACAAGGAGGTTTACGAGGGGACCAAGTGGGAGGGCGAGGATCCCTACGCGGACACTCGCGTCACGGACAAGGGGACCTACCTGCTCGTGACCTACGACGGGGCGGGGTACGACCTGCTCTCCTGCGAGGGCGACTTCGGGGCGGGCCAGCAGGCCCAGGATCGTATCAACGCGACGCTCGCGGAGACCGACCCGAACCTCTACATCGAGAACAACAACTCCTGGTCCTTCGGGATCTGGTACAAGTGAGGGCTACGATGGACCGTCAGGAATTCAACCGAGCTTTCCGCACCGCCAGGATCACCCTAGCGGTCTTCACCTCCGGGATGGACGGCAAAGGTCGCTACGCCCACATCTCCGGACAGGAGCGGGCGAACGCGGAAGATCGGTGGATTCGGATGACCAACACGGACCACCCCGACCGGCCCGCCTACCTCGCCCTGGCTCTCCGCCAGAACGGCGAGCGAAAGAGCCTCGCCGCTTCCGCGGTCTTCGACACCGTGAAGTGTCGGGGCAAGCTGAAGGGCTGGTATCGCGATCTGGCGACGAAGAACCTCACCCGCCGAGGTCGGCTCACCCCGACCAGGGGGTGTCTGCTGCCCTGAGAAGACAACGAGAGGATGGCAAGAGCCAATCGGCCACGCGACCCAAATCAATACCTGCTTACCCTTGAGGATGACCCATGAAGTACACGGAAGAGGAGCTGGACGCTGCCTGGGTAGCCGACCAGCTCGCGGACGCGAGACACGCAGAGCGTCAAGCCGCAGAAGGCCCCTTCTTCCCTGAGCGAGGGATCACCCGCGAGAGCCTGTTGGCCTACGCGGCTTACTGCCGAGCCCTCGCAGAGAACCCCAGGGAGACCCGAGAGGCTGCTCTCCGATAGGGCCTCTATAGCGACACTCCGGTAGGAGACCGTCACTATGCCCTTGACGACCGCTCGCCCTACCCGAATCGCAGCTCGGTGGCTCCAAGCGATCACGACCCCGCTCCCGGTTTCTTTCGAGACCACGGAGCGGGGTTTGATGACTCTGGCTGAGTTCATCAAGCATCGGAACCCCCAGGGCAAATTCCACGACGAGGACTCCTACGACTGGACCACGGAGTCCATGAACCGGAAGCTGATCCCGATCCGAGAGGACAAGGGCTTCCTCATCTCCAAGCCGCTCGGTAAGACCGGCTATCTCATCCACCAGGATGGTCGGCTGGTCGCCTTCATCCACCAGGGGACGATGTACTTCGGGGCTGGAGCCCCCATCCGAGATATCCCCACCTCCTATTACGACTACCACACCCGCGATTTCGTCGATCTGGGGGTCCAACGGAAGAAGAGGGTGAAGTACATCGACGAACACGTCGATCTGGTCTACCAGATCGCTGCCAGCAACTACAGCGAGTATCCCGTTATCGTCCAGAGATTCCGAGTCAAAGGGGAGCCTTACGTGCTCCGGGCTCAGGCTGAGCCGGTGCCGGACAAGGGAATCAACCTGGGGCTGTTCAACGAAGCCGGTGAGAAGGTAGCCAGTGCTGAGAATGAATGGGGAGCTACCCTCCTCGTCGTCGCCCGGGAATACCGAGGGAAGGGGCTCGGTAAGATCATCGGGAAGGCTTGGTACCACTTCAACCCGAGTTTCCCCTCTGGCGGGTTCTCAGCGGCGGGGCAAGACAACGCCGTCCGTTTATGGGCGGATCGAGTTCGCGAGTTTCTCTCCCGTGGCTGGTACTCCGAGCTGGTGAGATCGGGTCAGTTGACCCCAGCCCGAGTCAAGGAGATCCTCGCTGACCTCCCTGGAAAGAAGCGGAGACAGACGGAGGCCCCCCAGGGCGAGAAGAAGCAAGTCCTGTTCATGATTGACGACCCCACCTTTGTCATCTACGACCAGCGTTTCCTGTCCGAGCCTGATGAGAAGTACATCTATGCCTACGGCTTCTTCCGCGACGCCCCCGGCATCGGGGAATTTCTCTACACGATCGACTACGACCGGACCTTTGATCGAGTAGCCCACGTCGTCGCCTTCCAGATGGCTCGGGACAACGGACTCGACCTCTACGTCGGAGAAGGCTACGGCGACATGCTGGAGATGGACAAGGTCCCCGAAATCGAAGTGGAGGGCGACTACGCCCGCCTCACCCAGGACATGCTCCCCCTCGATCCACTAGGACGCCGGGAGAAGCTCCTCCGCAAGCGGGTTGACCCCTACGAGGAGAAGTACACCCGGCTACTTGAAATGGCTGAGGCCAAGTGGCGTTAATAGTAAGTGTCGAAGCTCCGATCCCAAGGGAGCATGGTCTGATGAAGCCTCACGGGGTACTCCAGCTCCACCCGGACCAGGAATCGACCGCCCTGTGAGGTCACCTCGGTTGCCCGAATCTCAGGATCCCCGAGCACGAGAGCGACCCGCACCTCAGTGACGACCATCTGCTCCTCCCACTCCTCCGCGTCGTCATCCCAATGCTGCTCCTCCGTGTCTACGTCTACGAAGTCGTAGGCAGCATCCTGAGCCTTGTCAGCAGGATCCCGAAGACGCATGGTAAGAGCATCCTCCACCACGGATCCCCACTTCTGAGCCAGGAAGCTCTGCACTTCACGGCGATCGAAGGCATCCCCGAGGCTCGCCCGGGTATCCCAAGACTCCCGAGAGAACTGGCTGAGAAACTCCTTCTTCAGCTTCTTCACCTGAACGAAGAACGCCTTCTGCCCCGAGACCGAAGAGGGATACTCCACCTCCCAGGAGATCGTCCGGCTCCCATCAGAGGCTTCCCAGGAATTCGCCCGGTGGTTCATCCGGCCGGGCTTCCACTTAGAAACCCCCAACACCGCTTTCTCCACGAGACGCCGGGCGGTCTCCTCCATCAGGTCATGGAGTACCTCCACGATCTGCTCCGCTCCATCTTCCGGCTCATCAGCATCCAGAAGCGCACCCACATCGGTCAGAGACCGAAGCAACCCCCGCCCAGATGCCTGGAGCCACTTGTCTGCGACCTTCGCTGCCTGAGCCATCCTCAGCCTCCTAACCGCCCCTCGCTATAGTCGTCCTACCGAGCGCAGCGTCGGTAGCCCCAGCTCAGCCAGGGACTCACATCCCACAAAGGAACGTCTACTTGGCGGACACCGTCCGCTGGACCTTCCAGCGAGTGTTGCCCAGCCGACGCCAGTGAATCACGCCTTCCTCTCCCGAAGGGACACCGAAGTTCGCCACCATCGCCGGGTGACGGCTCATGTGCTCAACATGGTCCGCCGCCAGAGCGGCAGAGTCCCCGTCAAACTCAAACCGCTCCAGCAACTCGCCGTCGCTGCTCCGGTAGATCTGGGCTTCATACTTGCGAGACATGTAGAACCTCCTGATGGAATTCTATACGACCCGCCCAGGAAAAGTAGCCCGGAAATTTCCCCTGCTCGCTCGTATGCAACAACAGGAGACCAATGGACCCCAGAATCGCCGCGTACCGAGAACGCCTTCAGAACTATTACCAGATCTGGGTGGCCTGGATGCTCTCAGGGGACCGGGAGCACCTCTACTCTCTGAACGAGATGGAGATCCGCAGCCCCAGGTTCGATCCCCTGGTCCTCCCTCCAGTGGTCTGGATCTACCGGCCTCCTGACCAGGAGAGCGACGACTACAAAGCTTATGACTTCCTCTACCGCCGTCCGGTGACCGTTGGGAACCACAAGTTTCACCGGTCAGGGCGGAACACGGTCAACCGGTCAACCCGACACGGGCGGATCAACTGGCACGCCACCGCGAAAGCCATCAGAGCAGCTCAACGACTCCACAGCATCCGACAGAAGGTGTTCAGCAACGCTGTCCGAGAGGTGCAGGTCGAGATAGGGATCTGGGCACTCGCCCAGATCCCAGGGTGGGAATTCAACGAGGACGGGGCCTTCAAGATCATCTGGTTTGAGGGCGACTACCTGATCTATTTCGAGTCGCTGGGAGGCGTGGGAGCCCACACCCCTGCTACCTCCACTCAACCTGACGCCTACGTCATCATGCGAGTCATGAGACAAACCGGCGGGGAAGACTACCTGACCCGGCGGCGGCTCGCTCAAGAACAGCTCGCCGTCACCGCACCCGACCGGCTCAAGACCCTACTGAAGGAAATCCTCCGACTGCGGAATCGTCGAGCCCAGGCAATCGTAGACAAAGTCACCAGCACTCCGGCATCCTAAAAAGCAAGGTAACTTTTTGGGGGATGGTCGTATAGTCTCCTAACTGGAGGATCTGATGGGTCGGCGGAAAAGTTCAACAGCTCTCCGTGTCTTTGACACGGGAGTCCTGCACACCTCCCACGTCGGGGATCACCGAGTGGTGGTCGCGGATCCCGACCCGGCGATCTCCATGATCGCTTTTGGAGACGAGGGCCGCCTCTGGTCCGTCGAGGTCCAGGTCGCACGGCACACCCTCGGTCCCCGCAGGGGGTCTCCGATCTACGACCCCAGCGTCTTGCTCATCCGGGTCCGCAACACCAAGGGGACTTTCCCCCTGGAGGAGTTGAAGCGGGTGATCCCGTTCGACGACGACAACACCACGTTTGCGAGCGGGTACAACCACCTCCACGACTCCGACGCGATCCGGATCCGCCTCTCCTGGCAGGGCGTTCGGCACTTCCTCTGGAATCTCGGGAAGACCCTGAAGGAGGCTACCGTCCGCGTGGGCAGGGGCGAGATCTTCGTGGAAGACGGGAAGTGGATCGACGACATGAGCCAGGAGTTGTCCGCCCTCCCCGCCACCCGATTCTGAGAGGCTCCGGGGTCTGTTCGGTTAGGAGGGCTACTGGTCCTGGGTAGCCAACCACCGCTGAGCGACCCGACCCGCGGACTCTGATTGAGACTGCTCCAGCCAGCGATCCATCTTTGCAGACCAACCGTGCATCAGATCACGAATCTCGGCTTCATGGCGTTCAATCTCCTCCCGAAGCTTCTTTATCTCCGCCGCGACCCGCTCATGCTCCCTCTTTGCAGCCGAGAGAATCGGACTCTGCCGCATGAGCTGACGCACCGAGAGACCTGGGTACCGGAGCTGCTCGGAACGAATCAAGGGAGCCACTTGGAGTCGATTCGGATCGTACATGGGAGCCTCCTGCCTTCAGCGACGTATAGGCTAACTAGCCAGAGAGGCTCGTAAGACCACCATGAGCGACAAAACAGATCCCCGAGAGGATGTTCTCTCCGGACCCGCCGAGATCTCCCCCCGAGAGGTCCGCGAAATGACCCGCCCAGACTGGTCCCGGGAGTGCCTCGTCTGCGGGAACAAGCCCGTCATCCCCCTGACCGACATGTGCCCGGCCTGCGCCTTCGGGGAAGCCGAAGCCCTCACCGAAACCTGACGAGCCTACCCTGGGAGACCCATCAACACCGAGACCTCACCGAAAGTCTCACGAATCAAAGCCTTGGCTTTCGCCTCCCACTCAGGCCCCTCCCCCTTCATCGTGAAGTCCTGATAGAGGTTCTCCCCCCCGGTTCCCATGATGTAGACGCAGGTGCGGGGCTCGTAGTGCCAACCCCGCTCCGTGTCGTCCGACACGGGAACGGTGTTCGCCCCGATGCACCACGTCCAAGCCCGGGGATCGAAATCACCCGAGCGATAGTCATCAACCAACTCGTTCCAGGTAGACATGACCCTGTATACGACCAGCACCCCGGAAATTCCCAGGTAATTTCCTGCGGGAGGGTCGTATACGACGACGGAGGTTGAATCATGAAGCGATTCCCGATCACCGTCACCGTCGATCCCACCCGCCCCAGCGTGGTGCTCTTTACGACCCCCGAGAGTGAGGGGGAGATGGGTATCGGGGCCGCCGCGACGGAAGAGCAATACGACCACATCACGGACGAGCTGGCGAGCAAGCTCCACGAGGATTGGGATCTGGGGCGGCACGGAGATGAGATCGTCATCTCCTTTCCCAACGGGGAAACTCAGACTCGCACGCTGGGCGAGGTCTTTGATGACTCCTGGGTGGATGACTTCTACGCCCGTCAGGAGCAGAGCCCCGAAGAGTTTTTCGAGGCGTGCTGAGTCCTGTCGAAGACTATCTGAGTCGGCGTCCACTCCTCGCCAAGTGGCGACGAGAACGAGAGGACTTCAGCCCCGGACGGGGGTTCAACTTCGTTTGGCACTACAAGGAAGTCCTGTGGGCCCTCGGAGTGCTGTTCACCGAGCCCTATTGGGCTGAGAGGGAGTATCCCTCCCTCGCCCATGCTGTCCACGCCAGGATGGAGTTGCCGTGCTCCTTCCGAGACTTCAAAGCGTGGACGCTCCTCTCCCTGCTCGGTCACGACTTCGGGAAGGCAGGGGGAGAGTTTCAAGAGATGCTGGTCGGGCTGGAGCTGGCCTACAAGAGCTTCAGGGGCCCTGAGGGCGGGTTCAAGCTTCCAGAAGAGGAGCGGCGGTACCTCCGCCTGAAAAGACGGATGAGCGGCTACAGGAAGCACGTACAGGCATACCGGCACGAGCTACTGTCCGCCCTCATGATGAATCAAGAGCCCCTCCGGTCCTGGGTGGTTCAAATCGCGGGTGGAGAGCAAGGCTTCGCCTACGCCCTGGCCGGGGCGTTCGGGCATCACCTCAAGTGCCACCGGCCGATCAGCACCCAAGAGATCCTGGCCCGCGGGAGATACAAGACGCTCCCGGTCTACCAGGACAAGCTCGCCCGTGACATGAACACGGTCCTCCGCAGCTTGCCTGAAGGATTCCGAGACCTCGCGGTGCCGGCCTTCCCCGATCTCCCACACCTGCCGGGCGGGAACCATTTCACGACCCCCAGGCGACTGGAGCAGGGGCTCCAGTCGATATCAGTAAACGACCTCTTCTATCGGATCGAGGATGACCCGATCTCCGGGGCGATCAAGTGGCTGACGATCCTGGCGGATACCCTGGGATCAATCCACGCCTCCGGGGATGATCGGTCCTATCGGAAAACGAAAGACGCCATCCTGAGCGTCATTCGCGAGACCTGGGCCACGCGAGAAGTGGACTTCGGAGCCATCCTCCGACAGAGGCTAGGCCCAGAGGGGAGCCTGACCCCCACTCAGAAAAACTGTCTCCGACCAGGGAGAGACCTCTTCCTCCCCTGGGCGACAGGGGTCGGGAAGACCCTGGGGGCTCTGCAATGGGGCTCGGGTCACCCGAAAAACCCCATGATCTTCTGCACCCCCACGATGGATATCGGAACCCACCACTTCCTCGACTACGCCCGAAAAGGGATGGACACCCTACGGCACTCCCGAGCAGGGGAGGTGCTGCTCAAATACACCCCCACCCCTGAAGACAACTCCCAAGAAGAAGCGGACGCCAGGAGGGAAGCTCGGGACACCCTCCACCGAATTCGACAGGGATCACGAGACCTCACCTTCGCCACCATCGATCAGGTGCTCGGGCTCATCGCCTTCCGACGCTCCGCGATTGCCTACCTCCCCTGGATCTTGAAGAGCCAGATCGTCTTCGATGAAGTGGAGAACTATGACCCCGTCACCCGGGCATGGCTGATTCGATTTCTCAACTGGTTCCCCCAGAACCGCAAGGCGTTTCTCTCAGCCACCTTCCCCGAATACCTGCTCGACCGACTCCGGCCCACCCTGCGAGCCCCCACCATCATGGGATCATCTACGAACCCTGACCGGGCCTCCAACAAACCGCGATACCGAATCCACATCCTCAAAGGTCCGAAAGAGGCCTTCCAGCAATTCCACGCCGGGACCCTCTGGTTCACCAACACCGTCGCCCGCTGCCAGCAGGTCGGGATCACGGCACCCGACGCCCTCGTCTACCACAGCCGCTTCCGAGACCGGGATCGCAGAGGGATCAGCGATAGGATCAAACAGGATCTCCTCAACAAAAGACGGGTCACGACGACCCAGGTTGCCGAGGTAGCTCGGGATATATCAGCTCTCTCCTTGCTTTCTGAGATTTCCACACCCAGCTCCATGACGCAGAGGCTCGGTCGTTCTAATCGGCACGACTTCACGGGACCCGTGGACGTCTTTTTCTACATGCCCCAGGCAGACAACGGGCTCCCCTACGTCGCTCACGACGACTGGCTCCCCACATTCAACCTCTGGAGAGGCTGGATAGGACAATTCGACGGGCTCGCTGTCTCCCAAGACGAACTCAACGAAGCACTGCTGGATTTCTACAGAGATCCAAGGAACTTCCCACGTCAGCGCGACGCATTTTCCAGTCTCCTGGTGACCTCAAATCGACGGATCCGAGACGCCGACTACACCACCCGAGTCCTGCTCCCGGAAGACGCCCAGAAGCTACCGGATCACGAGGAAACCAAACACCTCACCATCCCCATTCTGCTCCGACCAGACCAGAAGACCTACCTGGAAACCCTCGGCCGGACGCACAGAAAAATTCTGGTCGTCGATTCCTCTATTGGAACCTACGATATCAGGCTTGGTTTTCTACCTTCCTGAAAAAGTTTCCCTACGAGGCTACCCATAAAACAGAAATTACGGTATCAACAGGGGCACCCAGAGAGGACACCTCTTGATGAACCGATGGCTCCTGAAGCTCTCCGAGCTTTCGTCCACCCCTCTTCGCCTTGGGCTCCACGGACTCGCCCGACTGCTGAGTCAGTGCGAAGGCAACCCCATGTACCCCGCCGTCCGCCAGTCGGAGGATCTCCAGTGGTCGTTCCTGGACGATGAGACCCTGGACCTCCGCTTCAAGGATATCGACAGCCTCAACCCTCTGATCGCGGACATGGTGGGCGACATGTCCACGGGCCTCCGCGTCCCCCCGGGAGCCGAGACGAACCGGGAAAACCCCGGCATCTACATGACGATCCGAGCCCACCTGGGGCTCGGGTACTTCCAGGGGCGAAAGGGACCTACCCGATCTGTCTCCCTGACCCCAGGGACCACCCCGGCAGCCAAGCAACAGAAGGCGGCCCTCCTCGCCGCTCACGTCCAGAAGTTCGGAGAGCCGATCCGCAAGGCGGACTGCGTCAAGAGGGCAGACGGCACCCCCTACGAGCTGGCCGTAACCCCCCACACGACGGGGAAGCCCGCGGTCCTCAAGTGGAAGGACACCAAGCGAAAGGGCCGGATCCCGGTCGATCGATACACCGGATCGACCTATTCCCACCCCATCCTGGGCCAGTGGAACAAGGAAGCCCTGAAGTTGACCCTTCAGGAATACTTCCTGACTTCGTTCTCCTGCCTCGCCTACGTCTGGACAATGAGCGACTGCGACGCCGTAGGGATCGGGCTCGATCTCCCAACGTTCTCCCAGGCTGAAGAGGCGTTCCGCCACTGGAACGGAGACCAGGGCAAGGTCCATCGGATCGCAGGAGCCCGAGAAGCTGTCTGCTGGACGATGGCGGCAGTGATGAACCTGCCGCGGCAGCCCTACCCCTACCTCTACAAGACCGATGGGGGGAAGGTCGCGGCGGGGTCCTTCCTGCCCCACGCCGCGAAGGTGGAGAACAACCAGATCTACCAGATGCTCCGGGACCTCTTGGAGTTCAGCGCAGGGGCGGGAAACGACATGCTCCGCTCTATGAAGAGCACCCCCATCCGGACACTGTCCCCCACACGGAATGACACGCTCCACGACGTGATTTTCAACAACCTTCGGGTCGGCCTGCCCTGGTTCATGGGCGTCGCTGACGGCATGACCAACGACCGGTACCGCTACAGCCCCAAGATGAAGTCCTTCGTGGGCTTCAACGAACGCGACCGCGCCCGCATCCAGCAGGTCGGTCACCACCTGTTCCCCGACAACGAGGAAGGACTCATGCAGCGAATCATCGCCGCGAAGATGAAGACCCTGTACTACCAGCTCGCCCAGCACTACCGGAAGAAGTTCGGCACGAAGCAGAGGATGTGGGAGCGGGCGAAGCAGTTCGCCGTAGCCGTCCACCTCAACCGGGCTCACAACAAGGCCGGCATCCTCGCCGCCATCAACGCCATCTCCAACGAGGCTGGCGGGAGCCTCCGCCTCACCGGGGAAGAGTTCGACTGGCTGATCGCCGCCCTCGACCGCAACCCCACCGAGATCCAGCAGCTCCTCATCCTGTCCTGCGACGTGGACTTCCGCTCCCCGGCGATGCGGAAGGCGGACGACGCCAAGAGGGAGAAGGCCCGCCTCCTCAAGGAGCGAGAGGCCGGTCGCCTCTGCCTCGACTGCGGGGAAGATCTGGACAGCCACCAGAACAGCGAAGCCGCCTGACAACCAACCAGCAACCAACCAGCAACCAACCAGAGACCACAATGTACCTGACTCTCCTCGCCATCTCTGAGCCCCTGCTCGCCTCCAACAACCGCGGTGAGAACCGCGGCAACCTCCAGACCGTCCAGACGATCACCTGCCGGAACCAGACCCGGACTGTCCTCTCCGGCCCGGCGATCAAGTTCGCCGTCCGCCACTCCATGCAGGACGGGGGCTGCCGTATGTGGCGGAACATCGTCCCCGTCACCGATCTGAACCCCGTGGGGTTCGTCTACGGCGAAAACCGGGCGAGCACCATGAAGGAAGCCATCCCGCCCACCCCCGAGGGGTTCGACGACGGCATCTTCGGCTGGATGATCTCCAGCAAGGGTTCCTCCGAGCACGCCATGAAGGCCAAGGGCCTCGTGGAGGTGTCGGACGCCATCTCCTGCTCCGCCTTCGACAACAACATCGCCTTCTGCCAGGGGCACAAGGCCGGGGCGACCGTCTACGAGAACGACGAGGACGACGGCGGCAACCGGAAGAAGAAGGACACCACCCCGAAGCCCTCCCTCGCCCCCTTCCACTTTGAGCGGCACTGGACCCGCTACGCCTTCACCATGACCTTCAACCTCGCCCGCCTCAAGGGCATGGGCGACGCCGTGGAGGCGGTCATCAACTCCCTCCGCTGCCTCCAGGTCGGGGGAGCCCACAGCTCCCGGTCGGCTTCCATGATCTGCAACACGATCGCCTGGAGGTTCCACAAGTCCCCCGGACAGGGAGGGATGGGCCTGATCCTCGACCAGCAGCCCGACACCCCCGTGGACCTCTCCGCCCTGGAGGCCCGCGCAGCCAACCTGGGGATCTCCTACAACGTCGCCGGCATGGGTCTGGACCAGACCGTCCACGACGGGATCGCCTCGATCCTCTCCGAGATCCGCGGGAAGATGGGATGATTACCCTCAGGATCGACTCCATCTCCGGACACTTCCGGATTCCGGGCCAGATCCCCCTCCTCGCCCTGGTCCCCTCCTACCCCTTCTGCCCCCCCTCCACCATGCAGGGGTGCCTGGAAGCCTTCACAGCCTCCCGGAAGGGCTCCTTCCGAGGTGAGTTCCGCTACGGGGCGTTCCGCCCCCCAGGCGGATGGGGGACCCTCCTCCGTCAGGCCCAGATCTGGGCGAGCAAGAAGAAGGACCAGCAGAGGGCCCCGAACGACTACGAAGTCATGAGGCCCGTCCACGTCGAGAAGTGGTACGACCTCTCCCACTGCGTCCAGGTCCGCGGCCCCTGGGAAGACAAGATCCGAGAGACCCTGGAGAAGGGCCGAGACGACTTCTTCGGCGTCCTCTATCTCGGAGAGAGCCAGGATCTCATCACCTGGATCGGAGAGACCGACGACCCCCTGGACAAGGTCCAGTGGCTCGTCCCCGGAAGCCAGATGCAGCTCCCTGTCAAGACCCTCTACGGCTACCGGAACTACGGACCCACCCTCAAAGGGTTCGACCTCCGGATCACCAAGAACCCCGCATGGATGACCCGATGACCGCTTACTCCTACGCGATCGAGTCCCGGGCGAAGCTGCCCCAGGACAACGGCTACATCATCATGTCCGCCCTCTGCCGGAAGTTCCCCTTCCTCCACGCCCGGGGGCACTACCAGATCGCCCCCGTCCGCGGAACCAGGAGGGACCACGGCAGGTCCATCCAGCTCGATCACAACTCCGTCCTCCACATCCGGGGCCTCCCGGCTGAGGCCGCGGAGGCGATCGGCAGCTCATGGATCCTCGCCAGCGGACAGATGATCGGGCTGGGGAAGGCCGTCCCCGTCACCCTCACCCCCTCCCCGCACCTCGTCTCGCGACAGGTCGTGTTCGACAACATCGTCAACGAGGCCAAGTTTCGGGAGGAAGTCCAGCAGATCGTGGGCCCCGAGGTCCAGGTCTCCACCGGACGACGCCGCGGGCTCCACTGCAAGGGCAGGGTCTTCCTGGGCTACTCCGTCACCCTCGCCGGGCTCACCCCCGAACAGTCCCTCCACATCCAGAACACCGGGATCGGACGGTTCCGGTCAATGGGAGCCGGTGTCTTCTACCCAGGCTCCGGCCGGATGAGGCTCGTCGCGAATAGCTAGCCCACCCCAAGCGAGCGGACCAGAGACGGCAAAACCCCCAGGCCCGCTCGCGTGAACCTGAAGACCCCGAAAATCTTCAGAAACCCCGTTCATTGAAAGCCCCAGAGTCTTCCACAACCTGTGGATAACCCTGTGCATAATCGAACCGCTCGAAAACCACTCTCTCGATCCGCTATTTAAGCGGATCGAGAGAGGAAAGGGTCTCAATACCTGCCTACCCCTAGAGGGATGGCAACACCTCTCCACCGTCTATGAGAAGAACGCCAACCCCGAGTCTCAATACCTGCCTACCCCTAGAGGGATGGCAACACTTCTACTTTGACGCTGCTTCGGATGCCCTGGATGGACGTCTCAATACCTGCCTACCCCTAGAGGGATGGCAACGCAAACACGGCTTTCAGCGATGGGAGCACGGACGTGACGATGTCTCAATACCTGCCTACCCCTAGAGGGATGGCAACGCCCAGCTCCGTCATCTTGCCGATGAGGGCAGCCGCTCTGTCTCAATACCTGCCTACCCCTAGAGGGA